TCTTGCTATGATTATGTGGAGTGAAGTTTGTTATAGGCTTATACTCGGATTTCTTACAACATAATACTGATTATGTTTCTGCCACCGTTTTGGGCGGCTTTTTATATTATCAACCGCATATTTTCCATGCGGCGGCGATGCTCTGTGCCGGTGGAAATGATATAAATTCTGGTTGTGTTTATGCTACTGTGACCGAGAATATCGGCGAGCTTGGCAATATCTTTTTCAATCCCGTAAAATACCCTCGCAAACAAGTGGCGCAGGTTATGAGGAAAGACCTTTTGCGGGTTGACATTCGCCTCTTCACACAGAGCTTTCATTTCGCGCCATATATTTGTGCGGCTTATCGGCTTGCCCGTGCGCGTTGTAAAAATCATACCGCTTTTGATATTTTGCTCTGCCGCGTAGCGGAGAAGTTTTTGTTTCAACTCTTTTACTATAAAGACTGTTCGGGTCTTTGCCTTGCAATTAACAACGGCTTCGCTATGTTTTGCCGCTTCGACAGTTATATATTGCAGCTCGCTGACACGAATACCGGTTGCGCAAATCGTTTGCAATATAAGGCTCAACCGCTTATTATGTCTGCGCTCCGCGGCTTTGCAAAGCCGCATATATTCAGCCTTTGTCAGTTCCCTTTCTTCGGGGTAAAAAATCTGCTGTTGGAGTTTTAAAGACTTGACCCTCAAATCATGCCAACCCAAAAATACAAACAGACTGTTTATGCTCGCAAGCATCGAATTGACACTCCGCACGGCGTAGACTGTCTGCAAATATTTCTTATATGCAATCACCGTTTCTTTTGTGATTTCACCGTCTTTGGCATACACTGCAAACGCTTTCACATCGCGGATATATTTCTCAATCGTTGCCGCGCTTCTTTCCTCCAATATAAGATATTTTCTGAATTCAGCAATTATTTTTGCCGTAACAACTCGTTCTTTCATTGTGGTTACCTCCGAGTATTTTCTAATATTTTACCCGAAAAGTATGAAAGCAAAATTGCCACCGTCTATAAAAACAGTGGCAACAATTGAATGTGCAGATCGGTAAGTAAATATGTGTACCGGCTCCGGTTTTGCTGTTTTACGAAATCCCTTATGAACATCAGCACCAGATAGCAACATCTACCCTATTAGCTCAGCGGAAGAGCGTCTAGCGCCTCACTCGCAATGGGGAGATTCAAAACACGCTACAGGATACAAAGATGACTTGAAGTATGCTTACTACGACATTAGAGACAGCATAAATCGCATAAAGGCCTACAATATTAGCTCATTGGACATTATAATCAGTACATTGTGTTGTAAATAGTTGATTAGCTTATTGTTTAGAAAAAAATTAATCTCTTAGAACAAAAGAAATATAAAATGAATAAGAATAGCGAAGATTTATTTTTACCGCTTATCCGGCAAATTAATTATATCGCAATCAATGGTAATGTCAATATATAAAAATAGCGCAAAATATTCACATTGAAACATTAAAAAGTGTTAGACAGATGTTAGACAAAATGTTAGACACACGGGAATTTTTAGCTATTTTAGAAAATGAAAAAGCCCTGAACCCGTTGAGGCTCAAGGCTTCTGCGCTGGCTCCCCCTGTTGGACTCGAACCAACGACCCTGCGGTTAACAGTGGTTGTGACGCGAATATCAAACAGTGTCATTCGATTCCATGCAGTGTAGAACCGTGATTTTTCCCATATAACGCAATTAATAAACGGTTCGCGTGGTGCGAAAAATCGCTAAATAATAATGGTGTTAGACAATTGTTAGACGGTTTGCTTGCTGTTGTTTTATATAGCGGAGTGGAGCAGTTGGTAGCTCATTAGGTTCATGCCCTAAAGGTCGTGGGTTCAAGTCCCGCCTCTGCAACCAATATCCCGTATGCGCAACGGGGACGTGTGGGTTACGCCACAAGCTCGGTACGTCAGACTATCCGCACCTCTCTATGATGTGTCACAGCGATATCAAATCCGAGTATCTGCATCCTTGGCTCAATGGTAGAGCGGCTGCCCTGTAAGCAGCGGGTTGCGTGTTCGAGTCACGCAGGATGCTCCAAAAATCCAAGCGCGAGGAAGCGCGAGAAGTTAAGTATCAGGTTGCCTGAGCGCTCGGCGGCGGCTTGTTAAGCCGCAGAAATCCCGATGGCTGACGAAAAGACGTGACTTGGATTTTAACTTAGGTTATCAAAAGGCTCATTCGCCTTTGTATAGGAAGCGTTACGACGTTTCCTTAGTTTTACAAATACCGCCCATATGGGCGGTTCAATTAGACAACTCCATTTTGTCGGCTGCTTGCAAGCGGCTTCAAAATTTCATTCCTCCTTAAGCAGAACTTTGGGCGGGTATTATGCAAGCGATATCCGCCCGAGTCCTGCAATACAGCGCTTTGGTGTAAGGGCAGCACATCAGATTTTGGCTCTGATAGTGTAGGTTCAAATCCTGCAAGCGCCGCCAATTTAACTTTTTGCGTCCCGTATAGGGGCGCTATTTTTATATGTAAAGGATGTGGGTAACATAGCTCAAAACTCAATAGGTCGCTCTAAATCGACCTCTAAGAAAAAGAAAAAGCCCGCGTCGTCTAATGGTCGAACCGAGTTCTACTGCACCATGTGCGGCAAAAAATATACTAAACTTACTGGTAACTTTTATAGATCGCAGTCCCCTATTCATGTTGGCAACGACGGATTTATCCCCGTGTGTCGCTCGTGCGTCGAGGAGCTGTTTGAATTGTATACCGACGAACTTGGCTCAGAGATGGAGGCGACGAAGCGTCTATGTCAGAAGTTCGACTGGTATTTCTCGAAAAGGATATACGATGCAACTGAGAAGAGTTCGGCGTCGTTCAGCCGTATGAGCTCATATGTGTCTAAAATGTCCTTGCGTTGTTATCAAGGTAAAACTTACGACGATACCATACGCGACGAGGAAACTGTCATTAATGACGTAGAGGATTTAAAGAACAATAGTTCTGAAATCAAAATAAAGCAGAAGACCTTGGCGTTCTTCGGTGGCGGATTTGAACCCGAAGAGCTTAAGTTTCTTCAGGAGCAATATGATGACTGGACTTCGCGACATGAGTGTTCTACTAAATCTCAGGAAGAGGTCTTCAAGAATCTGTGCATCGCACAGCTTAATATTCTGAAAGCCCAGCAAGGCAAGGGGTCTATGAAGCTTGTAGAGGCACTTAAGGTATTTCAAGACCTCCTCGGCACAGCAAACTTAAAGCCAAGTCAGAATAACGAAAATGCTATGGTTGAGCAAAACACCTTTGGCACTCTTATTAAGAAGTGGGAGAATGAACGCCCCATTTCAGAGCCGCTCCCCGAATGGCAGGATGTTGATGGAATCCGCAAATACATAACGGTGTACTTTCTCGGACATCTGTGTAAAATGTTGGGAATACAGAACAAATACAGTGCGGCTTATGAGGAAGAGATGGCAAAATATCGTGTTGAGATGCCTGAATACGAGGGCGACGACGACGCACTGCTGGACGCCATTATAAGTGACGGTGAAGATTATGGCGACACGGAATAAGCTCAGCGACCGCGAGTTAGCTAACGACAAGGCTAAACGAATTATGAACGGCGTGGACGCATGGTGCTCATTCTATAGGGCTAATCCTCACCGTTTCTGTTTTGATTATCTTAACATTAAACTTAAGCTTTTTCAGCAGATAATCCTATATATGATGAACTGGTGTAACTATATAATGTACATCGCAGCAAGAGGTTAATACTGGCTTCGCCGCATAGAAATGTGTGGATAAATTAATCGGGCAAAATCGGTGAACGCTTACTGAGCAAACGCCGAGGTAACTGGACGGATAACGGAAGGCTGTCCAGCACCGTAACGCATAGATGGTGAATAAATATAATCCATCCACGAGTGTCCGACACGACCGCATATAGGGCGGTCTGAAAACCTAACGTTTAAACGAGGGTGAAAACATATGCTAAACTGGGCACGAATTGACGTGCCGATGAAAATGGGGCAACCCCAGAGGGGCAGATAAAAAGCTGTCCGTTAATAACTATTGCAAGGCAAGACCTTTCTGGTCGCCGTGTTCTGCTGTGTGCGTTGTATTTTGTACCCCGGTACAGCTATCTGTATTGCGTCTAAGACCCGTGGGCAGTCCGTCGAGGTCTTAACGAAAATACAAACGATTCTTATGCCCAACTCCGCCAATCTTCAGTTAGAGATAGAACCGAAGGGCATAACAATAAATCAGTCCAAAGCGGAGATTGTGTTTAGGAACACATCTCGTATATTCGTCGTAACTGCAAATGATGAAGCTCGACACAACAGAGCTAATATTATTATCTGCGATGAGTTCCGTATGATACCGCTTACTATCATCCAAACGGTTCTCAAAAGATTTTTAACGGCTCCGAGAAATCCGGGATATCTCAACAATCCCAAATATGCGCATTTAACTGAGAGAAATAAAGAAATTTATCTCTCGTCTGCATGGTATAAGTCACATTGGTCTTTCGGCAAGCTTCAGACATACGCGAAGAATATGAGTGATGATCAGCGTCGATATTTCACCTGCGGACTCCCCTATCAGCTTTCGATAAAAGAGCACCTGCTTGACAAGAATCAGATAGCGGACGAGCTTTCCGAGGGCGACCAGTCCGAGACGACGTTCGGTATGGAAATGGAGTGCTTGTGGTTTGGAGATACGGACGGCTCGCTGTTCTCTTACGATGATATAGCTAAAACTCGTCAGATAAAGCAAGCCCTATATCCCGACTATATCAGCTCTCTTATACCTAATTATAAACAGAAGATACCACCGCTTGCATTTAATGAGCGTCGTGTTCTCTCTGCCGACGTTGCGCTGTTGGCTTCTAAGAAGCAAAATAACGACGCCGCGTCTATATGGATTAATAGGGCTATACCCAATTCGGAGAACAGATATATCAGCAACCTTATATATACGGAGAATCACGAGGGACTTCATACGAACGACCTCGCTCTGCGCATACGCAGGTTGTACGAGCAGTTCCATTGTACTGATATAGCGCTCGATGTTAAGGGTCTTGGTATAGGCGTGTACGACGCTCTCGTGCGTGACATATATGACCCGGAGTACAATGTCACTTACCCGCCACTTAGTTGTTGTAATGACGATGTGTACGCGGCTCGTTGCACAGATAGAGAAGCTAAAAAGGTTATTTGGGCAATACAGGCTACAAGTCAGTTTAATAATGATATGTATCTTGCGTTGCGTGACGGCTTCAAACAGAATAAGATTAAACTCCTTAGTTCCGAAAATGACTTCTACGAACTTCCGAGAGGTATTGTTCAAGCCATACTTGACGACGCTGAGCTAAAGCGTAAAGTTCTGCTTCCATATATTCACACAACGCTTTTTATTAACGAAATAATAAGCCTAAAGTACACACCTACAGGTACTTTAATAAAAGTCAAAGAGCAGTCCGGTATGAGAAAAGACCGAGTGTCATCGGTCGGCTACAACTATTGGGTTGTTCAAGAGCTTGAGAGAAAGCTTAAGCCCAGCAACAAACCACCCGAGCGTAAAGTGTTTGCGTTCAAGAAACCTATTATTAAATAAGAAAGGAGACGCGAAGTGGCAAAAAAGAAAGAAACTGCTCCGCCGCTCTCGCCTGAAGAGCAAAAGAAAGTCGATCTTGAAGCGGCAAAGGCGGAGTTTCATAAAGCTCTTCTGTATGCACAGAAAATAGCTCAAAGGAATATAAGCAATCCTGCGTCCTCACAGCAGAGCCGAGGTCAATCGTACTCCACCTATACAAAGGAAAATATTCTGACGTGGCTTAAAAACCCGTCAACAAACGCAAAGAGTCTTCGCAATGCGTCGATGTATCTTTACAATGCTTCGCCGCTGTATCGTCGCCTTATTAACTATCAAGCAAATATGTGGCTGTGGGATTATGTGCTTTACCCTCTTGGATATGATGAGTCTAAGATGAAAGCTAATAATCTTCAGAAGCAATATCTTGCTGCGGCTAAAAAGTGTGAGGTTTGGAATCTGAAAAACGAGCTTTCCAAGGCTGCCGTGAGTGCGGTACGCGAGGGAATCTTCTTTGGCGTGTCGTGGGAGTCTGGTGATTCGTTCTTCATTCAAAAAATCAACGCTGATTATTGCACTGTTGAGGCTATCGCTGACGGCACTTATCTCTATACAGTTGATATGTCTCAGATTAAAGAGGACGAGCTTGGATTTTATCCACCCGAGTTTACCAAGATGTGGAACGCCTATAAATCTGATGGCGTTAAGAGACAGTTCGTCCCCGAAGAGATATCTTGGTGTCTCCCGTTCTGCACCGCAGACGGCGACCAAGGTGCGTTCATACCGCCTTATGTTGGTTGTCTTCCCGACCTGTTGGATATAGAGAACTATAAGGCGTTGCAGGAGACGGCTACCGAGCTTGCTAATTATAAGGTGCTTGTCGGCAGAATCGACCTTGATAGTCAGGGAGCGCCGACGATAGATTGGAATTTGGCAATGCAGTATTACACTCACCTCTGCAATGCGCTTCCTCCGCAGGTTGGCGCGGCTGTACTCCCGTTCAAGGTTGAGGATTTCAACTTCGATCAAGACAGAGGTATAAGCACAGTCGATATTGTTACCCGCTCGGTCGAACAGTATTGGGAGAACTGCGGTTCAAACAGCGTTCTTCACGGCGGTAAAACAGATACATCGGGCGGTATGAGCCTTGCTATAACTACCGACTCAGAGCTATTGCTTGGATTCTTGGGTAACGCGCAGAGGCTTGTCAACAGACATCTTAAATATCTCAGCGGAACTATCAAGTTCCAAATACAGTTCTTGTCAACTACTATCTACAATCGCAAGGATATCGTTGGTATATATAAGGAAGCGGCTACATATGGCGTAACTCCCAGTATGTATTTTGCGGCTCTCGGCTTAACTCCTCTTATGGTGTCTGGGCTTAATCGCATTGAAAACGATATTATTGGCGTTGATAAGCTTAAGCCACTCCTGAGCTCACACACAACTTCGTCCGAAGAGATAGGGCGTCCCGCAGAGGATGAAAGCGACCTGTCTGATGAGGGCGCAAGGACACGCGATAAGCAGTAGTCCGAAGGAGAATAACAAATGAACTATATTAAGATAGCAGACCCCGCAGTCATTAAGGCTCTTAGTGACGCGGGGTTTAGTTATATTCGGGAAAAAATCAATGACATCGACATAGCGATGTTTGAGGCTACACCCGAGCTGTTGGACATTGTACACAGCAAATTCAGCGATACAAAGTTCATATACAGCAATAAACTACATTTTCAAGGAAGGAGGAAACATGGAAGGAAAAGTGTCTCAAATTCACACCTTTTCAAAAATCACTCCGCTCCAAAAGCTGAATGAGAATTTTACGCTTGCGGAATGTACTGTTTGTGGGTGTGGCAAAAATCGAAACTACTCTTATATCTCACGCGAGACTATCGAGAAAGAGATGTACGGTCTGAACTATCTTCCCATTGTCGCCCATCTTATTGAAAGAGACGACGGTACAGGTGTGTTTATTGGCGGTCATGACTATACGATAGATGAAAACTGGAATTTTAAGCCGCTGACCCAAGTGGTTGGCTGTGTTGTAAATGACAGTTTTGAGTTCCGCGAGATAGAGGAGTACGGCGAGTCAGTAACCTATCTGGTCTGTAAGTGCATCCTCTATACCGAGCACGTTCCCGAACTTATGTCGGCTATATATTCCGACGACGTATATTTCGGGGAGAGTATGGAGATAGAGGTTAAACAGTCGAGACCGTTAGCTGAAGACTCAAATTATCAGGAAATTCTCGATTTTAGCTTCCTGAAGCTCTGCCTTCTTGGTATGTCCGACAATCCCGACGAACATACTGAGCCCTGCTTTATCTCATCTAAAGTGTACAAACCTGAAGAGTTTGAGCTTGATAATAGCAACTTTGATGATGTAATGCTGAAACTTAAAGAGCAGTGCGCTGACTATTTTGCACTGCGCAAGGAAGGAGGTAACGCTATGGAAGATAAGAAAGAGATGGAGCTTGAGCAGGAGCCTACCGTTGAAGTAGCTCCCGAAGTTGAGCCTGAAGTCCCCACAGAAGAGATCGCTACAACTATGGCGCAGGATATTGCTTCTGGAACTGTTGAACTCGAAGCTTCTGAGGTTGTTGAGCCTAAAAAAGAAGAGTTTTCTATGACCTATCAGCAAAAGCTCGACGCTGTACGAAAAGCGGTCTGTTCGCTCTGCGACGATGCTCATGATTATTGGGCGATGGATTGTGACGACAATTATGTCTATGTCGAAAAATATTCGTATGAAGATAGCAAAGAAGACCATTTTAAGTGTCCGTACACTCTTGACGAGTCGAACGGCGAAGTGGCTATTAGCGACGAATGGGTTCATATACAGCCTCGATGGCTGACAGATGAAGAGGCGGCAGCTCTCGATGCTATGAAGCTTGAGGTGGCTGCGCTTCGCGACTTCAAGAGAGATGTTGAAGACAAAGCTCATAAGGCTGAGTGTGACGCGGTTCTTGGAGAGTTCAGCGATCTGAATAGATTTGAGTCGTTCCGCGACCTCAAGGCTAAGGCTTATGAGTTCTCCGCAGACGACCTGCGCAAAGAGTGCTTTGCTATTCGCGGTCAGTATGGCTCTGCGAAGACGGTAAAGGCTGGGCTTCTGCCCAACACACAAGAGTCTACAAGTTATGTAGACGATTTCTTCAGAACATATTCTCGTAAATAATTTATTTACCCACTGCACGAGGTGGGCTTTATTTTTGTAAAAAGAAAGAGGTTAATACAATGGTACACGCAAAAGTTAGAACTGATAATCTGACTGGCACTGTTTTTGGCGGCGACCTTGTTTCCGTCAAGTATCAGCCCAGTGGCAAAGATACTGAAATTGATAACGGCAACTTCGTTAAGGTTGGCGCACTTATTTCCGGCGAGCGTGAGGTTCACACCGGCAGCACTCCCGCCGCAAATACCGCTCTGTCCGACATCGTTCTCATCGCTTCTCCCGAGGTTGATAAGACTGTTTCCAGCAACACTATTGGCGAGTTCGAGAATAGAGCTGGTGACATTCTTCGTGGCTACAAGCTTGTCAAAGGTTATTTCTCTGTTACCAAGGAGGCTCTTGATGCTGCTGCCGCTATAGAGGTCGGTGATATCGTCGAGCTTCAGGCTGGTACCAAGGGCAATGTCGTCAAAACCCTTACTCAGGGCTCCACTAAGGTTGGCACTGTCGAGGCTATTGAAGGCGACTGGATCGTCATCGAAATAGCTTAACCAAGAATTAAAGATTACACAGAGGTGAAAAAATAATGGATAACAACATAGTTAAGGTTGCACTTGACGCTATCAAGGGCAAGCAGTACGCACAGTATTCCGCCGCAGAGACATCCGAGACCATCCGCAATGCTCTTATTGAGCTCAACGGTGGCTCTACTAAGCTTAACGCTCGCGACTTCAGACCCGGCAAGCCCGTGTTTGACCTTGTTGAGATTCTTCTTCCCGCAATAATCAATGAGGGTATTGCGAATGACCCGGTTCTTACGAGCCTGTGCGAGTATCGCAATATCGCAGACGGTGACGAGGCTAAGTTCACTACTCATGGTGAGAACGACCTTATCGTCGCTGATGCAGCGGCTGGTATTCAGGGCGTTCGTCGTCAGAGAATCCCCGAGGGCGAGGCTGTTACTATTAAGACTACAGCTAAAGCTATTCGCGTTTATGAGGATCTGAATAGGCTTCTCTCTGGTCGCGTTGATTTCAATGAGTTTGTCAATATGGTTGGTAAGGCTTTCACAAACCAGATAGCCCTCGACGCTCTGGCTTGCCTCAACAATATCTCTGCTTCTACCGCTGGTCTTAGCGACAAGTATGTCAAGAGCGGTTCGTTTACTACTGCTAACATGGACGAGATTATCGATCATGTCGAGGCGGCTTCGGGTACATCTGCAAAGATTTGCGGCACAAGAGGCGCTCTCAAGAAGGTCGCCGACGCTGTTGTCTCTGACGACGCTAAGAACGACATCTATAACTTCGGTTATTACGGCAAGTATTCGGGCACTCCGATGCTTCGTATGAAGCAAGCTCACAAGCCCGGCACTGATGTCTTTGCTCTGTCGAACACCAAGGTGTTTGTTATAGCTGGCGACGACAAGCCGATTAAGATTGTCAACGAGGGCTCTGGCATTATGAATGTCAAAGAGGCTACTGATAACGCAGACCTTACTCAGGAGTATGTGTACATACAGCCCGTCGGCGTTGGTCTTGTTCTTAACAGCAAGATTGGCGTTTATGACATCAACGCTTAATCAAATTTAAACTTTTGGGGAGAGTCCGCGTGGCTCTCCCCTTTCTAAGAATAAAAGGAGTGTAAAAGATAATAATGGCACAGCAGAATAAAACAACTACAGGCGCTAAGAAGGGAGCCGCTAAGGCTAAAACAACTAATGCAGAAAATCAGACGAAAGCAAATGAGACGATTGAGGCTGCTCCCGTTGTGCCCAAGAGACCCTCAAGAATAGAGGATTCTACCCTCGTATATGTAAAATCAAACACTTTTGGTGGTCTTACTTTTGTGGATAAAAGAAGTGGTGAAACCATTGACTGGGAGTTTTGTGGTGATATACAGCCTGTCTCGATGAGTCTGCTTCGCTCGATAAAGGCGTCAGCAGCAATATTCTTCACCGAGAATAAGATACTTGTCGATTCGGTTGATGACGGCGAGCATACACCCGAGGATGTATATAACGCTCTTGCAGTCGGCAGATATTACAAGGACATTATCGATCCCGATGATTTCCAGAAGGTCTGCGGTTGGAGTGTGAAGGATATCGAAACAAAGGTTCCGCTTCTTACTACTACGGCAAGAGAAAATCTTGTTGTCGCTCTTAACACATTTATCGAGGATGGAACTCTTGACTCTCTCAAGAAGATTAGAGCTTTCGAGGAGGCTCTTGGTTGTAATCTGATGAAGTCCGAGAGGTGATTTAATGGCAACACCGTTTTCGGAGATTTATGAACGAGCTGTTCTGAAGTTCTCTGATTATGATTTCTTGAAGCTATCGGAATCCGAGCGCGAGTATATACTTGAAAAATATCTCATGAGTGCTCAAGCGGACTTCGAGAAGATGTGCCGCATAGATCTTTCTCAGATAGATACCGATTATAAAGAATATAAGGTTGACTTGGATAACGAAGTAATCGAAATTCTTGCTCTCGGTATCGCATATTACTGGGTCAGTTCTAAGGTTCTGGATAGCACAAACTTAAGCAATTCCTTGTCTGTCAAGGATTATTCATTCTTCTCTCCTGCCAATCTCTTAAGAGAGATGACGGAATTTAGGAACTCCCTTTATAAGGAATATCGCCGCAAAATGACTGAGTATACCTATTATGCTGGTAATATCGCCTCACTGAAAGCGTAGGTGATTATTATAAAGCTTAAAACTTTTGTTAATCGTTTTACGGGACACGTTTATAAAATTATTCCTTTAAAAGAATATGATGTGCTCGGCATAGGAGAGGACATACATTTATCGGAATACATAAATAGCGTCACCATAGAAGCCACGGGAGCTTTGACGACTTTTGATAAACTTGCGGATAATATGGACTTTATTACCGTTGTGAATATTTTAAATTATCTCAACGAAAATGAGGTTTCAGAAGAGGTCTGCAAGCGTGAGGTGTTCAAGGCTTTAGCTCTTCTTAACAAGATTGGTGGTGGGCGCAATGCTTGATTGGTCTCACTACAATGCGCGTCTCGGCATAAATGGCGTATCAGACCGAGATAGAATCATTCAAAAGGCTAAAGACAACTTTCAAGTTAAGGTTATGAGTAATCCGGGATATCAGCCGAACGCGACTCGTAACGGAGCCCCGCAGCGTTTCTTGGTTGACCGGACTGAGGTGGCTTACAAAATAAAAGTTATCGCTTTCCCCGACGAGAATCTTTATGTCGGGGATATCCTTGAAATTATGGATGAACACTTCATCGTCGTTGAAACGAGAGTGGTAAACGAGATCCATATAACTGGAACGGCGTGGCTGTGCAACCACCTGTTCAGATTCCAGAATGGTACTTCGGATATCATTGAGCGTTGGGGTGTCTTGGATTCCGGTGTTTATTCGACTACACTTAAGGGCAACAACACGGTTCAGTCGTTACACAAACAGTTTAAGGTGTATCTCCCCTACGACGAAGACACAGCTAAGCTCTATATAGATAAGCGTATAGCCGGTGGTGTTAACTACAACGCTAACGGCGACGAGATTCTTACTTGCTACATTTATACGGGAGAAGACCCGATAAGCCGAAGTTACGGCAAGAACGGACATCTTCTTATTATGAATGTCGAAAGTGTTGAGTACGACGCCTCAAGAGATAACGCTAAAGAGCGCATATGTGATTATATCGCTCCAAATGAGCCGTCTACTGCCGGTACTCTTTGCAAGATTACCGGGCGCGATACGTTTAGAATTGGAGCACAAAGGACATATCTTGCGCAATTCTTCAAAGACTCAGGTGGGGTTGACGAAGAGGCTGTCCCGTCGTGGTCTGTAAGTGGGGCTACATACGGCATACAGTATTCCGTTAAAGATGGCGCATTAATTATTTCCGTTGACGCTAATGATACACTCATTGGCACAAAGTTGACTATTGAACTAAACGACGGCGGAGAGCGCTCCGCTTATAAGAAAGTTGAGGTGACTGGCTAATGGCAGGATATACACACCTCGATGAAATTATAGACTATAACAATCTTGTTATCAGCAAAATTCTGGAATCGTCGGAGGTAATGAAGTTCGTCTCAAACGGCAGATACGCCCCCGATGACGACGATGCTGAGAAGTGGGAAGACCACATAAACGACCACGGCTGGATAGACGAAAGCGTTCAAGAAGCTGGCGCTTATGTGCTTGTCGATACAGAAGTTACTAAAGCTCCGAGCGGAAGTGTGAAGAGAATGACGCTTCTTGTTGAAGTTGTCTGCAACAAATCTTTTATGAAGCTCGACAGCAATAGCTTCCCGGGTGTTAAGGGGAATAGGCGTGACAACATATGCCGTCAGATAGACTTGCTGATAAACGGCAGTTCCGAGTTTGGTATAGGCAGGTTACAGCTTAGCTCGGCGACGCTTGCGGCTGCGCCCGAGGGCTTTACCGCCCGTTTACTGACATATACCGTGCCCGATTACGCACGAGATAGAACGAGGGTGGCTAAATGAAGCTGACCCCGTGGGATTCGATTACCGGCAGTTCTATCGCCGTCGGCAATGTGTGTCATGTGCGGCAACCACGATTGTCAGAGGTTCGCCAGCTTGGCTACGATAAGTTCTTCGGCTATGTAAGCGTAATCATGTTCGACCCGAGCGAACTTGACGGGCAAATGCCTATGCTCATACCCGACCTTTCAACCTTTTACATCTTAATAACCTACCCGATGTTAAGAGAGACCTTTTTTGAGGCACTCTCTTTTTTTATTGAAGAGGAGGTTGTTTTCGATGACAAGAGCTTGTGTTTCAAAGTCTATAGGGACAAGCAAATGGTCGGTGAAATCAACAACGGAAATTTCGGAGATATACAAAGTTTAATTGCTCGGATAATTGGTGTGGAGAAAGAGTGCAAGAACGAATTAAAGTTCTCAAGCAAAAAAGCTAAAGCCATTTACGAAAGATGTAAAGCACGGAAGAAAGAGTTCGACAAGGCTAAGAAAAAAGAACAGCCGTCTAACGACTATACGCTTCCGAACATTATATCTGCCGTGTGTGCGAAGCATCCCTCTTTAAACCTACTGAATATCTGGGATTTAACTATATTGCAACTTTACGACCAGTTCAGGCGTCTCAACGTCATTACTTATGAATCGGTCGAAGGACTGCGCTGGGCTGCATGGGGCAAGGACTCCATAGAGCTTTCGGCGTGGTTCAAGGATTTAACAAATAAATAAGAGAGGTTTAATATGAACAACAATACTACTTTTGCTAACAGAGAAGTATGTGACCTTATATTCGTTGAGTATAAGAGCAAGAAGCCTTTCCTCAATCTCGACTTTGCTAATACGACAACGACCGAGATGAGCGGTGAGGCTGTTTATGCTTACGGTGGTAAGGGACACCCGAAGAGAGTTACCTTCCACGGTGAGCGCGGCGGCACAATCGCGTTCGAGACTCAGATGAAGACGGCTAAGCTTTATTCTCTGATTACCGGCGCGAGCATTGAGACAGCCGCTAAGTTCCTCAAGCGTGAGGTTGTTAAGTGCGCTACCGAGGGCAAGCTGACCGTTTCTGGCACTCCTGTCGTCGGCACTGTCAATGTCTTTAAGGCAGACGATGACTGCGGTACAGAGCTTGCTGCTACGGCGACCGCAAGCTCCAAGGAGATTACCGTTACTGATGCAAAGGCTAACGATAGCTATATTGTCTATTACATGACTGAGCTTACCGAGAAGGTGCGCAAGATAAACATCAAGTCCACGACTTTCCCGAGAGCGTTCACTGTTTATGGTGATACTTACGAGAAGACCGAGAACGACGAGATTGTTCCTTACAGAATGGTTGCGTACAAGTGCTCTCCCCAGACCAACTTCTCTCTGTCGTGTGCTAACAGCGGCGACCCCGCTACTATCACTATCACCTGCGACCTTATGGCAGACAGTGACGACAACATTCTTGACCTTATTTGGCAGGATGAGGAGGAGTAATCAATATGGATAATGAAAACGTTGTAGAGGTTGTAGAAGTCGCTGACAAGGAAACTCCAAAGCGCAAGTCAAAGGCTCTGCCCCGCAAGAGGAAGTGTCAGGTCGTTTCTTACAATAAATATAGCGGAATCATAGTCTATGTTGATGCAAAGGGCGAGCTCGTGCAGACGAACGCCATCAAGTACGACGGAAGCGGGTATGTAACCGTATGAGAATTTTGGCGTTAGACCAAGCCAGTATTATTACCGGCTACGCCATATTCGACGACGGCGATCTTGTCAGCTTTGGTAAACTCACGGCTGACAAGTCCGTTTCGCCAGAGGATAGATTTGAGGAGATGTGTCGAAAGATACATCTCCTCTTTTTGAAGTCTAAGGCTGATATAATTATTTTTGAAGATGTCTCACTGAGGACGTCTATTAAGACGCTAATCACATTAAGCAGACTTCAGGGCGCTATTATGGATATGTCGTATTGGCATAATACAGCGTTCAAAATCTATGCCCCGACACAATGGCGTAAGGTGTTGGGCTTTAATCAGGGCAACAAGGTTAACCGAGAAGCTCTCAAGATACAAGCAATAGACTATGTTTCAAAATGCTATGGAATAACCGCTAAGGATGATATCGCTGAAGCTATTTGTATAGGTCTTGCCTATCTGCGTGACAGCGGTGTTATCGAGGAAATAAAGGAGAAAAAGAAATAATGCTGAAATATAAAGCTGAAGTTGATAATAAAGAGATAGAGATGGAAATCCGTGACGAACTGACCTATTCTGATGTTGAGACGATAATCAGTACAGCTCTTGAGTTCTGCTATGACGACAACGGCGGTCTTATCGCTCACTTTGCTGAGTTCGTGCTTGAGACCTTTCTTGTCTTACAGGTTTCAAATGCCAAAGAACTTGGTCTCAGCAACAGCGTTGAGTCGATGTGGAAGCTTATTAATGAAAATGATATTATAGAATTTATCGTTAAGAGCGTTAGATATGTCAACTATAGCGCAATGAAAAAGGCTTTCTTCGCTGCATATAACGAGAAGCTTAGAGTGGCATATGACCCGTGGTCTTCTGCGGCAAAGTCCCTCGCTGAACTTCTCAACACCATAAACGCCAATCAGTCTTCGCTATCTAAAGTTGATCTCGAAAAACTTATGCAGCTGAGTGAGGTTATTGCTAATAAAGATGAAGGCAAGATAGTTGACGGGATTCTCGATTTCCACGAGAAGAAGAAATAATAAGTAAGGAGTTGGTTGTGTGAAGAGGTTCACTACTCCCACTATACCTATTAAGTTTAATATAAGCCACTCTGATATCGAGCACATAGATTTCTTGTTTAAGCTCGATAAAGACATGAATAGTCAGACTCTCTTCACGCGAAAGTACCCGGATAATGTCGGTTATAACGAAGAGTCTGATTTATACACAATTGGGCTGACGGCAGAAGAGTCCGGTCGTCTGCCTGAAGGTATTATCTTTATGGACACACGAGTTGTTATGGCTGACGAAAAAATCCCCGCAACACCCATAGTCGAGCTTCGCGTTTCGCCGACATTGTTCAATTCCGCAGATAAGTGCGAATAACGGAGGCTGAAATGTTTGATGTAGTTTATATCAGAGTTATCAGTGAACCTGTTGTAGTGGTACGAGCCGTAACAGAACCCGTGTGTGTTATTTATGGTGATGCTAAGTGATTTCTGAAGAATATATTATACAAAAACTTCAACAGTTTATCTCAAGCAAAAACGGCGAAAAAATAGTTAAAGAAAAATACCCCGACTACAAGAATCAGCTGACCGAGCTTGCTAAGGAGTTGCGCAGCAAGATTGTTGATGCGTATAATCAGGCGACCTCAGTTTATGCTCACAAGATGGGCGTAGGTAAAATTCACGTCGGTATATCAAAGATTGATAAACGCTCGGGTGAATGGGTCGTTGACGTTGTGTTTCCGGGTGATTTGTTAAAACGAGATTCGCTGACTGGGGCTGGTGGTGTTCCTACTGGAAGTGGTGTATACGACATATTCGGGCTGATAACTCAGGGTTATCCGAAGATTCACTCTGTGGTCGGTGTTTGGGAAGGGCGAAATAGCGGATTGCCTATCAGCAACAAAAGGGTTCGTTCCCCGAACTCATTTATTTCCGATACAATCAATGACTTTGAGATGCAACATCCGGGCGTAAAAGTAGACTATCCCCGCTTGTGGGGCGGTATGGATAGCGGAATATTGTAAAGGTAGCCGTGCTCGTTTGAGTGCGGCTATTTATATGGGAGGCATTTATGTCCGATAACAAAAACGTAATTGAATTAAAATTTGGCGTATCTGGTGGCGGCAAAATAAGCGGCGAATCCGGACGACAGATACTGCAAGACATCCAGAGTATAGCCAAAGAGATTAATAAAAGCGGAGTTACGAAACTCAAGTTCTCTCTTGATACAGATAGTATAGAGAAAGAGGTTCAGTCCACCAATAAGAAAATCACCAAGTCAATAACCCAAGACTCCGGCAAGTTTTTACGAGCTTATAACCAACTCTACAAGTACATGGACAAATATGGCGATAAGCTTGAAAAATCTGGTCTTATGGGTGGTTTCAAGGGGCTCCAAAGCGCCTTGGACAGCGGAAATATAACCGCAAAAGAGTTTCAGGAGACATTCAACGATTTAAAGCTCGATGCCATTAAGGCTGGCGTCGAAACAACAAATGTCTTTGATAAGCTTGGCAGTGCATTAAAGACAAATATTAAGCAAAAGGCAGTAACAGCTATAGCTGGTTTTTCGGTGCAACAGCTTAAAGAGGTCTACGATAATGTTGTCAAGCTTGACTCGGCTGTTGTCAACCTTTCTATGGTTACGGGTTATAACCGCGACCGCACAAAGGAGCTTGTGGCGAGCTATTCTGAAATGGCTCAGGAGCTCGGTGCTGTTACTTCCGAAGTAGCCGCCGCCGCCGACGACTGGCTCAGACAGGGTTATTCTCTCGAAGACACAAACGAGCTGATAAAGACCAGTACCGTTCTTTCCAAGATAGGTCTGATTGATTCAGCGGAGGCGACCCAGTACCTCACCTCGGCAATTAAGGGTTACAAGGTTGAGATTAACGATGCAATGTCTATAGCGGATAAGCTGTCCGCTGTTGATATGGCTGCCGCTGTCAGCGTTGGTGGTCTTGCCGAAGGTATGAGTAAGACTGCAAACTCGGCGCGTCTTGCCGGTGTTGAAATGGACACGCTTCTGGGTTATCTTGCCGCTGTTGGCGAAGTTACTCAGCAGGACATGGCGTCTATCGGTAATGCGTTTAAGACCATGTTCGCTCGTTACTCAAATGTTAAGCTTAATAAGCTTGTTGATGACGACGGCGAGTCGCTAAACGATTACGAGCGCATATTGACAAGAGTTGGCATACGTCTTCGTGATAACTTAGGTGAATTCAGAGACTTCACAGATGTCCTTGATGACGTACAGGCTAAATGGTCGTCACTGACTGAAGTTGAACAGAGTGCTATTGCGACTGCGCTTGGTGCTACGAGACAGAAAGAAAACGTCCTTACCCTTATGGAAAACTATGGTAAGGCTATGGAATATGCGGGTATAAGTGCTGATTCCGCCGGAACGGCTATGGAGAAGTACGACGCTTACTCGCAGGGTATTGAAGCAAATATCGCAAGAGCAAAGGCTTCTTTTGAGTCTTTGTCTACAAATCTTCTTAATAGTGACGCCGTTGTTACTTTTGTAAAGTTGGCAAACGGCGCACTTCAATTCGCGGATGCACTCGCCAAGTGTAAACTGTTGCTTCCTGCAATAGTCGGCGTTGTTACATCCATCAAAAACGTGGGCTTATCAAATATCGGAGGAATATACCCACGAAACGCTCTGGCGGTGACGCTGAACGAGCTGTCGCTTAACGACGGTAAGAGAGTGTTAAGAAAAACGACTGATACTGGTGCGTGTAAGAAGCGCATTGCTGCTTGATAATGTGGCACGGGGTAATCCGTATGCAAGGCTACCAACCCATAGTAGTGATATTATGGTGGCGACCGTGAAAGCGAGTCGGTACGGTAATAAGGCTGAGATAGGAAAGTCCGCAGCAAAGCTCGTTGTAAAAGCAACGAGAATGTTCACAGAGCACAATGGTCGGTTGGTTTACGTATCAACATGGTGTGCTCGACTCCGGGGATGAGCGAACAATCCCTTATATTATCAACGGATAACCTGTTCGTTGTTCGCAGTAGGTCGGTACGCGCTGCCGTTGGGGATAGGCGCAAAAATGATTGAAAATTTCTTGGCTTCTGCTATAATATATCTAAGAAATATAGCAGAGGTGTAATCAATGGGAAAGGTCAAAGACTACCCGCCGTTAGACTTATTAAAACAAGCAACTGAGTTGTGTCCTAAAGCATGGGACTTGTTGGCTGATATTCATTCACATAACGGACAGGGCGGTCTGCCGCGTTGGGATAATGATTGCTATGTGCCTATAGCGGCGGCGAAGGCTGTTGTGGAGAGCGAAGCCGACTTTAAAAATGAGTCGGATGTGGCGCGTGTTGGAGCTACACTTGCTGCTCTTGCACCGTGGAGGCTCAGTAAAGAAGTGTTTGTCCTTGACCCCGAGATGGAAGAGGTGCTATTCGCGCAGGAAGATTGTCTTGATATACCGAGCGAAGTTTTATCGCACCTCCCCTATCAATGTTTCTATATACAGTTCAATAATCTTTACTTCGGCGACGACAAGGTTATTGGAACCTTTGTGCATATGGAGTATGACATAGACACGCAAGATAGAGAGTTGCGTTTCTTATGTCTTAATAAGAACAATATGCCGTATGCGTTTCCGATACATCTGAACCAAGAGAATCTTTATGATAATCTTGAATATACTCGTCAAGAGGGCTATAAATATCTTTATGAGTCAGGTCAATACGACAAGGCTCAGAAGTTTATGTTGGATATGGATCTTGCTGATACTCTTGTCTCGTTTATGAGCAAGATGCTACAGGTCGTTCTTTATATCTGCGCGTCAAATGCCGATATAGAAGAAAACCCTGAACAAAAGACAATCACCCATAGATCGCCAAGCCGCATAAAAGATAAGTATGGTGAGATTCGTAAGTGGGATGTCGGTGTTCGTGTTGGCGCGTCGTTCAGACAATACAAGCGAGCACAACACAAACAATCTTCGGCGTCCACTGGAACTCATGCTTCTCCCCGCCCTCATATCAGACGTGGGCATTGGCACAATTTCTGGACTGGTTCTATGAAGGAGCCGTCTACTCGCAAGCTCATATTAAAATGGATATCACCTATTGCCGTTGGTGTTGACGACGACGAGAGTCCTGTGGTGGTTCACAAGATAAACAAAGATAAAGATGAATAACAAAGACAAAAGGGAGTGCTACAACACTCCCTTAAGACACCATTTAGCGTTGGCGGACACGCACTTTGACCTGAGCCTTAGTCGTGACTCTTATTTTGGTCGTAACCTTTACTCTTGCCATACGCCTTCACCCCTTTCCCGACAGAAACCTGTCGAGTTGTCAAACAGGAACTACTATCGGTTGGGATTATGTGCTTTGTTATTTTATTACTTTTTGTAAATTTTGTCAATAAAAATAGGGTGTTTATATAAAAAAAATACACCAAAAGCATTGACTTTTGCATTATTATTGTTATAATTAACTTGTAAATATCGAGTGCTACTTGGTATAATAGCTTGCTTGTGTTGCATATAATAAAAATAGGAGAGAGCTGCGCTACCAGACATCCCCCCTATTCAAGGCACAGAATGGCTTATGGTTGGTTTGTTGGTTGGTCGACTAACTTAGCTACACATTATTGAACATCCGAAACGACAGTTGACGTCTCACTTCTTATTTCTTTCTAATAAATATATTATGAAAGAAGCAATTGAGATGCCTGCGGACAATACCGTTCCTACCGCTGCTATCACTTCGAGAACTGTTAGTATCGCGCCCACCTCCTGTTTACTTTTTGGACAGATTTTTGTGAGAGGCAATACCTCCTTTTTCGCACTCTCACAGGCAATATAAGCCATCCCACCATTTTATATTCTGGCATAGTCTTCAACAAAAGTCAAGAAAAAATCAGAAAAACGACGCTTTATCGGATGATGAAGCGTCGTTTTTTATATAGACATATTTAATAATTCATTATCTCGTCTTCTGAAATACCAAGCTGCTCGCAAACGTCGTCGTATGACTGTTCGGTGTATTCCGCTATAGTCTTTATAGCTGAATCAATTCTGTTAGCGCACGGCTGAGCTATGGCGGGAACGGTTGTGCGTCCAAGCAGATAATCCATAGAAACATTAAAATATCCAGCTATCGCGAACAGGTCTTCCCATTTAGGGACGATACCCTTATCGACGGCTCGTTCTATTACACGAGCCTCTTCTACACCAGCCCTTTTAAAGAGATCTTGCAAGCGTGGCTTGTTTTTATCTCCTCTACAATCATACGGCAACAGACTATCTATTCTGTCACCTATTACTCTCGCGTCAAGCTTAAGTGTGTCGGAATGTGCGATATCCATAACTACAACCTCCATTGTTATAAATTTAGAATGAAAGGAATACAAGAATGATTAGTAAGAAGAATTTTATGCACGGAGTCCGTCGTGTAGCCGACGGCGTTAAATACGCTGCAATAATGACCGTAAAGGAAGCAAAGGAGTACAGAAAAGTTCTTAAAGAATCGAAAGAAGATATACGAGATGGTATATCTCAGATGGTAACTTCTGCCGTTAGTTCAGGTGATCTCGTAGACGCTTTATACTGGCGCGATGACGTCGAGCAGCTTGACTTCGATTTCACGGACGAGGGAACCAAAATAGCCTTCCTCATAAAGCATTGAATGAAAGGAATGTAAGAAATGACCCCTTCTCGCTACGATAAGATATGCTTATCCCTCGCCGCATCAACATTAGTGGTGCTGGTAGTGGTCTTCTTAATAGCCGCAACAGTGAAGATTGCCGGTACTATACCTATGGGAATATACTCCATAATAGTCTTTGCTGTATTTGGCGGCTCTCTTCTTGTAGAGATAATAAGATATCCCCTCGAAAAGAGCAACCGAGTGCGAATCGGTGCAAAGGCAATATTGCTCATAGATATAATAATTAGCTGGTTTGCGTCTGTTGTTGTTCCGTCTTGAATTGGATGTTTATGTTAATTCTTCTCGGTATATAATGATGTAACCAAGCAGATTAGCGACAAAGGCTGATAATGGATAATACAAGAGACACAAAAGCAATTATTATGCTTATCACGCTTATAAGCGTTGTTATTGAAAACCTAAAATGGTCTTTCATAACCAACAGCACTCTTTGTCTTCTGTTGCTAAAATATTCGAGTATTGGCTCATTTAGTGTAATATTACACCAAGCTTTTTCGCCGCGTCCAGCAAAACTACACTCGATATATCCTTTGGTTGCAAGATCCATAAGGAAGTTTTTAATTTCTGTGTTATCGATATTGTTAAAATCATCATAGCACTTAGCAACAAAATCCGTTTTGTTACCATTATATCGAGGTCTATCTAAGATATATTTTATTATCTTATTTTGCTGTCTTTTAGTCATAATTTCACCATAGAATGAAAGGAATATAAAATGAATAAAAATAACGAAGATTTATTTTGGTCGCTGGTGTCGTTGATTAGCTCATCGATATCATTGGTGGTCGCTATTATAGTTCTCGCCGTCAAATGCTAATTACCAAGTACACCCGCAGTCCTTGCACTTAAAGCTCTTGTTTATCTTATTAGAAAAGATACCGAAGAACCCCACAGATACTGCACGGTCAACGACGTCGAGTTTTTTGATGTTCGTTGACCCGCAGGTGGGACAGTGGAGTGTGTTAGCGGCGGCTTCGCGTTGCTTTTCAGCGTTTCTTTTTGCTACACCTTGTAAATGCGCTTTGATAGCCTTCTTATGCCATTCTTCCATTGATTTTAGGGAGGCGTCCCAGTCAAAACGCGGGTCTTTGTCTATCCCGACCATTTCTATTTGAGCTCGCCACATATTTTCAAAACTTGCGTCTATATCTATGTTTTTCTTGATTGCATAGTCATCAAGTTGACTAAAAAGCTCGTCATAGCTTAATCCTACATCTACGAAGTCCCCTATAAAACCGCAAAAACTGCACACCCCATTTTTGTATTGTATGAGATCTTCCTCACATGATAAATTGAATTTTCTACCACAATGTGGACAAAAAAATATTTTCGCCATTTGTATCTGCTCCTTTTGTTATAATATTATTTTGCTTATCCCCAAAGCAGTATAATACGAAAGATATTCACTACTAAGGGTAGCGGTACTTCATTTGGTGATTTAGCTATTTTTGGAGCCCAGCTTGATGATATAAAGAAAAAATATCAAGAGATGGCAGCCGGTATTAACTGGGATGGCTCATTTAAAAGCGGTATTACTCACGCTGCATCTTGGGGCTCCGCCGTGCGGCAAGAGATAAGTAAGGTAAAAAATAGCGCTAAAGAGACTCGAAAAGAACTTGCTGCAATGATAAGCGAGTCTGTTGATTTAGAGACTGATGCCGGAAAGAAAAATAAAGCTGATGTTCGTCAATATAAAGATGCTATGACCTCTGAACAGCGTGCTGAGATTTATGAAAAAATGAGTAAATCCATGCAGGATTACGTTGATTCCTGCAAGGGTGGAGAAGCAACTTGGGAAGGCTTTGTAGAGTACCAGAAGAAGATGGGCTCTCAATTGAAAGTCACCGGCGTTGAATCAAAGCTCGCCGCCGTCGGTCTTAATATCTTCAAAGCCGCTGCGGGTATGCTTGTTACTGTTATCGCTCAGTTCGCTATTCAGAAGCTGATTGAGGGGTTCCAGTATTTAATCAACATAGAAGACGAGCTTGCGCAGAAAGCGGATGAAGCTCGTGAACAGTACAAGAGTACAACAGAAGAGCTTGAATCTCAAGAGAGTGCTCTAAAGAAAGTTAATTCTCAGCTTACCGCTCTTAATGCTATTGACAACCCGACTCTTGCTGATATTGAGCAAACTAAAGAGTTGCAGAAGCAAAACGCTGAACTACAGGCTCAGATTGCTTATCTTAAGACTAAGGCTAAAATAGAAAAAGAGAAAGTAGATAAGGCTGATAAAGAGGCATGGAGAGAAGCTAACGACCTTAGCTCTTTCGGGGATTCATATGATAAGTATGGCAACAAATTAAAGTGGTGGCAGGTTGCTCTTGACAGACATTCCGGCAACTCAAGTGTTGATTATAATCAGGTTGGCGCCGCTAAGTCTGCGCAAGAAGAATTGATTAGACTCGAACAAGAGCGCAAAGAAATATACGACGATACCAATCTCAGTATTGAAGAGCAAACTAAAAAACTCGACCAGAACAAAAAAGACTACGAAGATATACGAACCAATCTTCTTGCCATCGCTAAAAACTGGGAAGACTCTACAGATCCAGAAGCTCAAGCGTTCTATGAAAGTATAATGTACTCGCTTTCCGATGCCGCTGAAAGAGCTACATTACTTAAGGGTAAACTCAGTGAATTAGATGTCAATCAGGCAACTATAAACAAGCTTGAGGCTCTTGGCAAAGCGGCTACCACAGACGAGGGCTTGAACGACTTTGGAGCGGCGTTAAAAGAAGCTATACCTGACGACTCTGATAGAGAAGCATTTATTAAGCTCAACGGCGTCCTCGCAGGAACAGCCGCGGCTTTTGCAAAGATTTCCAGCAATGGCTATTCAACCAAGGATGTTCTGGACGAAATAGAAAAGTCGGCAGAAGATGTTCTCGGCGGATTCGATAATTTGTTTGATGATAAGGGAAATATTATCGGCAAACAAATGGATGTCATGTTTGCAGGAGCGAGTGACTCGCTGAAGAACAACATCGGCAAGATTCTTACGCAATATCACGATGGCGAGATAAGCCTCAAGGATGCAAATAAATCACTTGCTGATGCGTATGAGCGCGACACTCTTGAGGGGTTCGCCGGAACTGTTGATGAGATTCTCGGTTCTTCTGAAAAGCTCACTAAGGTGTTTGATGAGAACGGTAAAGCGTTAACAGATGGGTTGAGTAACCTCTTTGATGAAGACGGAAACGTAATCACTGAAAATATTGATACTGTGTTTGCCGGTGCAAGTGACACGCTGAAGGGCAATATTAGTATGATTCTTCAGCAGCTTCACGACGGCGCTATTGATGTTGACACAGCAAAGGCAGCTTTCGCGACTGCTTTCTCACTCGAACAGATTCAAATTGAATCTCAGCGAGTTATCTCTGATTTTGAGTCTGCTTTCGGTGGAGCTGTAAGTGGTGTTGAGGGGCTTATCAACTCTTATGACGAGCTTGATGCAGCTCTGAAGAAAATATCTACAACTTATGATACCGTAAATAGCGCAATTAAAGAGCAGAATGAAAACGGTTCGCTTTCTATTCAAACCGCGCTTGAACTTGCTAAGAGCGGCGCTCTATACGCCGGTGTTCTTGAAGTCACAGAAAACGGTATAAGGCTTAATGAGGGTGCTACCAAAGAGATGGTAGAGGCTCAGATAAACGCCACAAAAGCCAGTGTGAACCAAGCATTAGCAGAAGCCCAGACAAGGCTCGCACTCTTAGAGTTAGCTTCCGGTATGAAGCCCACCGCTGAAGCTGTAGGCAAGATTCTTATTCCTGCGTTCGGCGAAGCTTGCTCTGCGGCAGCTTATTTCGGCAGCTTAGTGGATAGTATTTCTGATGGCAATTGGAAAGGTATGTTCGATAGGGCTTCCGCCGTAGCTAAAGGTCAAAAAGACTTGGTTATGTCTGGTACCGAAAGGTTAAAGACGTCGCTTTCGTCCTCGATTGAGGCTCAAAAGGTTGCTACGCAAAACGAAATTGCGTCTCTCAAAGAGATGCAAAAGATGGTTGGAAATTTGAACTATTCTAATTTCCAATCTAAGTACACTGGTGGCGGATCTTCCTCTAAATCCAGCGGTTCCTCATCTTCTTCCTCGTCTGATGACCCGCGCCTTAAAGCGTGGAACGAGATGCTGGCTGTTAAGAAGCACCAACTCGAAATGGATCAGATTACCGAAGAGCAATATTACGCTTGGCTTGAAGCTAACTACAAGAAGCAGCTTAATAATCAAAAGAAGTATGCTGAAGAGTGGCGCAAGTACGAAGAGGAAATCTACAAGTGGAAGAAGCAGAAACGTTTCGACGACTGGAACGAAGCTGTTGACCTCAAAAAGCATGAGCTCGAAATGGGTAAAATCGATGAGGGCGAGTATTATAGCTGGCTCGCTGCGAACTATAAGAAATACCTCAACGACAAGACCAAGTACGCCGAAGAGTGGCGTAAAAATGAAGAGGCTATCCACAAGTTTGAGGAACAACAGGCTAAGGACTCACAGGACGCCCTTGAAGATCTTATCGACCTTCGCATTGATATGCTCAAGCAGGAGAAGAACAACGAGAAAGATGTTCTCAAAGAGCGTCAAGATAATGTAAAAGATTTCTACGACAAACAGCGCGACCTCCTCAAGGAACACTACGACCAGATAGACAAGGAGGAAGAGCGTCGCGAGAAGCGTAAGAAGGTTACAGATATACAGGCGGAATTGCTTGAACTCGAAGCAGACGACTCCGTTGAAGCGCAGAAGCGCCGTCTCGAACTTGAAGAGAGTCTCTCCGACGCCAAGAAAGACTTAAACGACTTTGAGCGCGATGAGGAACTCGACAAGGCTGAAAAGATGTACGACGACCTCGAAGAGATGCAGACGCAGTATTACGAGAAGCAAATAGAAGCTATCGAGGACTACCTTGACAACGCCTATGAGCTTCGTCGGCAAGCCATCGAAGACTTGCAGAACGGTAATGCTCAACTGTATCAGGAGATGATTGAGTACAACCGGGCTTACGGCGACGGAATTGATCGTTCAATCACAGAAAAATGGGAAGCCGCATACGAGGCTCTTAACCGTTACAATAGTCTACTCGACGACAACTACGGCATGAAGCTCGACAATATGACGGGCTACAACAAGGGTAAGTATGAGACCGCCGCCGAGCGTGAAGCTCGCGAGAGGGCAACCCAGAGAACGAGTGCAAAAGATGCGGCGCAAACCATCGCTAAAAATGCGGGCAAGTCCAGCGGTTCTTCTAATACAAGTCGGAAGTCTGGACCCAACCGTGGTGATAAGGTGACTATCAAGAAGTCTGCAACGCACTTCTCTTCTCAAAGCGGCAACGCAAAAATGGCATCTCATGTCCCCGGAGGCAAGTATACCGTTTATCAGGTTAAGGGCAACCAAGTCCTCATAGGCGTTAACGGCGCGTATACCGGTTGGGTGTGGAAGTCTGATATTCAAGGTTACGCTACGGGTACTCCCTACGCCAAGGGCGGCATAGCCAACATTGACGAAAAGGGTCTTGAGCTTATACTCGGCTCTCCCGACAAGGGTCGCTACAAGTTCCTCAATGACGGCGACAAGGTGTTCAACGCCAAGGCAAGTGAGTTTCTTTACAAGTGGGCTAATCAGCCCGGTGAGGTGCTCGGCTCAATGATTAAGTCTCTGTCTGCTGCGTCATCCGTGTCTATAGCGTCTCCGTGTAATATTACAGTCGGCGACGTTGTTATTAATGGATCGGCTGACGAGAAGACGGTTGGCGAGCTGCGTAGAGCTCACAAGCAAATCGTTACAGATATTCTTAATGAGTTTAAGAAAATGAAAAAATAATTTTAGAAAAGATATGTAAATGCAAGCTGATTGTTGTATTTACGAAGATTATTTTCGTATGTGTTTATAGTATTTTCCAGAGTGGAAAAAGACCCGGTGGGAGACAAAACGAAATTGTAGTACGCCCAAGCTTCGGAGTAGTACAAGCGTAGAGTCTCCCTATCGGTGTACTCGGCATATTCTTTTGAGAGTGTTGAGATATTCTTCTGCGCAGACTCCAAAAGGTCGCCTATCTCATCAAGCCGCCCGTTCGCTGTATAGACACCTATAACAACATCGACTGCTCCGCTTTTTATTTGAAGAATCATATACCTGTCGTCGTTGTTACCGGGTTCATAACCCAAGTCTGAAAGTATGGTGTCAACTGCATCTGTAACTTCGACCGAATCTAAGCCCGTTCTTCTGCAATAATGGGTAAGAGTTTCATAATAATCGCCATAATCCTTTGCTTCGTATATTGCAAAATACCAAGCCTGATATATTGCTTTTGCTATCTGGCTTGTGGCTTGTGAAGCTTGGTTTATGTCGATAAAAGCGCTATTTCCGGCGCTAAATTGCTTGTCTTTTTCTTTGCTGTTAGAAGAGTTTGACTGCTGTCCAGAAGACGACGGCTTGCCTTGCGCGGGCGGATTTTGCCCTGCGGTATTATTAGCATTAACATTGTTGGCGTTATTGTTATTAGCATTAACACTGTTATTATTATTGTTGTTGTTAGCATTAGGCTTTTGGGCGTTTTTGTTTTTATTGGTTGCTGATCCGCCTACTTGCTCGTGTGAACCAGCTTCAGAAACGTCACTTGAAGTCGTTGTTCCCTCTTGCTGATTTTTATGGTTAGTGCAAGCTGCGAACATGAATATTAGTGCGATAGTTAAAATTACAGATAAACATCTTTTCATTAATTCTCCTCCTAAGCAGTATAATGTTTTGTATAAAGCAAAATAATCTTCTATATGGTGATTATATCACGCTCGAAAATAATGTCAAGTAGATATTTTATAAATATTTTTTGCCGTCGAAAGACGATGAAAGGACGGATAGAATGGAGAAGGTTGTTAATGTAGCTCGGTATATTCATAAAGAGTACAAAAGAGTTTCGCACAACAACATAGAAGACGAAAAACTTCAAAAGCTCTTATATTTTGTGCAAAGAGAATCCATTGCTATTACCGGTCTCCCCATGTTCGGCGAAAATCTTTGGTGCGAAGCTGCGCGTTGCGAGATTCAAGGCTTTTTGTCTAACTGCGGGTTGACCGACGGCAATGCCCGTATTTCAGATACAGCTAAGTATGTAGTCAATAATGTTATTCAGGAATATGGCTCTTTGGAGTCATGGAAGCTAAGTGAAATGCTTTATCGTGAAACATCTTGGCAAAATGCCCATAAAAGATTGGATGGCGATAAAGGCGACGGTGTTCCATTATCACTCGACGACATACGAGCTGATGCGAAAAAGGTTCGCCCATACGATTATGTGTGGGATATGTACTATGATGAATTTGAGGATGCCGATTGAAAACGAAAGGAATAAAAGGAATGAACAAACGTAGGCAAAAGCTGACTAAATGTCAGAAAGAGTTTTTATGCAATAGAAAATATATTACGGAGGAGGATTGCTTCTTATATATCTGTCCTTACCGTATGTTGTCAATAAAAATATACGCAGGCGATCTTTACTGTAAGCATCTTAAGAAGCTTGATTGGATATGCTTAAAATCACTTATTTCGCGTTGCGAGAATTGTAAGAGTTGCAAATAAATTCGTCGGACTGACCGCAATTTGAGCAGGTAACTCGTAAGGCGATTGTGCTTGACGAGATACTGTTAATTCTAAATGGGTGGTATTTAGAAAAAATAATATCTTCTATCTCACATTGTCCGCTTGACAATTTATTCGGAATATGGTACTCCCAAGCAATCACCGTTCCGCATCGAGAGCAAGTATGTTCTCCGCATATTTTAGCCATAACTATTCCTCCAACTTTATTTTTCATAAGCAATTATACCACAACAAATATATTTTTCAATACAAAAATCTGCGTACAAATAATCAAAACTGTACGCAGATTTTATTATTTTTAGAAAGGGGCGAGTCGATATTTATCTGTTAGGAAATAGGTTCATTTATGACGGAATTAACTCGTCACGTTATAATCTTTCGATTCTGCGAATCGATACGGACGGACTTACTTCGGCGGAAGGTTCTGTAGAGTATTCGTCGTCGTTTTTCCCCGCACAGAACAAAAGATATATCACAGGGGTCTCCCGCGAGAGCGCTCCGCTTGAGTTCGAGGTCGAGATAATCGGCGAAGAGGGGTATTGTTCTGTACATGAGCGAGCTATAAAGAATTGGCTCTTCAACTCCCCTACCTTCAAAGAGCTCTATATAGACCCCGAGGACGACAAAGAAGCCGAGTATGTGAGCGGTACAATAAAAAGACAATATCTTGAGTGCGTATTCTGTAACCCTGAGAAAATTGAATACGCCGAGGGTACTGTCGGCTGGCGTTGTACTTGTATGTGCTCATCCACAATGGCTATACAGGAAAAAGTGGAGGTCACAGCTAACTCTTTCAGCTCAGATATAACGCTTAATGTTGATACAGACATACAGGACTATGTTTATCCGTACCTTGTTATCACCTGCGGCAACACAAAGGCGGATGTAACTATAACGAATAAGAGTGACAACAACCGTGCTATGCAGATTAAAGACGCGACGGCAAATGCTGTGCTGTACGCCGATTGTGCTATAGGAACGATTGTGAACGACGCCAATGCCGAGTATTACAACAAGCTTGTCAATCAGCATTTCTTGAGGCTTGTTCCGGGCGAGAATATCATCTCTGTTACCGGCGGTGTGTCGTCGGTAAAGTTTACTTGGAATAATGCGAGGTGGATGACGTGATAGCAAGGTTTGACAAATTCAAACGCTTCGAGACTCCCCTACTCACGGTGTGCAACCCCGGCAGTTATGTGACTTCAGATAATTTACTTACCAATTCGGTGTGCGCGTTACCGTATGCCAAAGATATAGATGCTACCCTCAATTTTGGCTCTCTCTCTGAGTTAGCCTTTACTCTTCCGCTTATCGACGAAAAGGTGCGTAATACCTATAGTGACCTCGAAACGGGAAGATATATATACGCCTCGGATATTGGATATTTCATAATAGACAGTGTTGAAGACTCGTTCTCCCAAGAGGGACGAGTAAAAGAGATATCCTGTGTGTCCGTTGAGCGTGAGCTTGAGGAGCTTGAAGCGCCGTTCTACAAGGCGGGTGTTTATCCGCTGATATCTAATGATACCAAAGACGGCGTGTTAACCCTTGCTATAGCTAAATGTCCGTCGTGGTCTCTCGACCATATAGACGACAAGGTTAAGGCTCGCAGTAGATATTTTGAGATCGCAGAGTCTACGAGCATATACGAGTTCTTTATGAACGACTTGCAGGACAAGTTCGATTGTGTGTTCTGCTACGACATAATTAACCGCAAGATATCTGTATATGATAGAGCTGCCTACGCCGACCAGCACCTTACAAGTATTCATCTTGCAAGGAACAATATTATTGAGGGGCTTGATATTTCGCAGGACTACGACGACCTCTACACGGCGTTAAGTGTTACCGGCGACGAGAATATGAGTATTCGCCGAGTTAACCCTATCGGTACAACCGTTATTTACGACTTCACATACCATAAACATTGGATGTCTCCTGAGTTACAGGACGCAGTTACGCGCTGGGAAGCAAAAATTGCCTCTGTGGAAGAAAGTTATGTAGCCCTCAACAGAGAGTATTATAACCAGTATCTCGCTATGAGCGAAACGCAGATGGATATAGACAAGCTGAATACTCAGATTGATATCTATTACACCTGTCGTGATTGTATTCTTTCCGGCACGATAAGCTCGAAGAAGACATCGCTGCTTAGCCAGCTCAAAAAGAGTGGCGCGGTTGGCGACGACGCGACTACGGATGCTGTGCCCGTCGCTCTTGCAACTGTTAATGCCAAAATCGCAGAATTATCTATAGCTAAGGCGCAGAAGCAGACGCTATATAATTCTCAAAAATCACAAGCAGACGCAACTAAAGCTCAGATAGATGCCATTCAGGCGGCGTGTAGCTTGTCTACGACCGCAAGAGACATCAACGGCAAAGTTATATTTACAGACGAGCTTCTTCGTGAGCTGTCTGCTTATATAAAACAAGCCGACTACACCGACGACAATATCACTAAGACGGACATTATGTCTCAAGACGAGATATTCGATTGGTGTGTTGAGCTTATGAAACGAGCCAAGACTCAGCTTTCTAAAATTTCAACGCCCAACAGGAAGTTTGAAGTCACCACTCGTTCGTTTATCTTTTCACAGCAATTTTCCTCATTTACTTCACAGCTTGAGAGTGGTTGCATAGTGACCGCAGAAGTTGACGACGACCAATTTGAGCAACTGCATTTGCTCACTATAGATATAGATTTTGAGTCCAAAACCATATCTCTAACCTTTGGTAACAAATACAATCAGTATGACCCGAGGTCGTTGTTTGATGATGTGTTCGGCGATGTATCAAAGTCAAAGGCTACCTTGCAGTATGTCACAGGCATAGTCGAAGATATGTCTAAGCAGGTCAGCGATACTTCCAAGTGGATCGACGAGGCTCTGATACTTACAAAAGACAAAGCTCTCTCGGCTAAAAATCAAGAAGTTATCATAGACGACGGCGGCTATCTCGGTCGCTTGCGTAAAACACAAAAGGACGCGCAGGGCATGGATGCTCTCGACGCCGACGGCAACCCTATCTTTCTTACGGATTCACAGGGTAATCCTATATACGACGGCGAACAGCTCCGCATTGTTAACAATTGCATAGTCTTTACTGACGATGGGTGGGAGACGGCTAAAACAGCTGTCGGCAAACTGTATCTCGGGAAAGACAAAAGCGGCAATGATGTTTACAAGTACGGCGTAGTCGGAGATGTTATTATAGGTAAGATTATAGCCGGTAACAACCTCATTATAGCTGGTGGTTCTGAAGAAAACGGAGACTACAGCGTAACTATAGATGATAAAGGACTTGCGATTAACAACGGTGATATTCTTATTAAAGACCCGAACGGCAAGAAAGTGTTCGGCGTGGAAGACGGACAGATGTATTTGGACGGTAGTATCGTGGCTACGGGTAGTTTGTCCATAGACTCCATTTCAGTCGGTGACTACACAAACTATATTAACCTAAGCGAAGAAACTGCTGATGTGTACGGGTTTAAGTCTGCCGCCGAGTACGCCGCCCAAGCAGCTCATAAGGCGTACATAAATGAGCGTTGGCTTACTCCTATCTCCTACCCTACCGCTTCGCCGTACTTCATTTATATCAGTAAATCATATCCGTGTAAGATTGGCGACTCGTTCAGGATTACAGGTAACGTGTATAGCCGAGCGTATCACAATAATTCGTTGGATGTTAAGATTGCTCTTGTTGTTACCGTGCGTAACGCCCAAGGCGTAGAGAGCAAGAAAAACATATATTCTGATAAAGTGCCGCTTTCAAGCGGTGGCTATACGACGCTCAACAGCACCGTCACTATAGACACTAAAAGTCTTGAGAGCACTTCGCTTACTCCGGTAAATTTCTCTATTGCCATAGCTACATTTGTCAAAGACACTTCTACTAAGACTAATGTTACTGCGGGTTGGTACGCAGTTAACAACCTTGAAGTTCGTAGAGCTTCTGCGGGTGAAATAACTGCGGGTCTGCTTAAATCAAAAGACGGCGAGACTTATATTAACCTTGATACCGGTGACGCGCAGCTCACGGGTACGGTTAGAGTTAAAGGCGCTAACTACGACGTGTGGCTGAAGAGTGAAACGGCAGATGGAGAAACCGAGGTTGGTCTTTATTTAACCAAGACAGATGGTTCAGATACTAATGGCAGAGTTGTCCTTTATGAAGATACCTCCGGAGATACTTGCGTAGCTATAGCTGGAGAAACGGTAATAATTGGCGCATCGAGCAGCGATAGCAATTATGCGAATAACTTGTCGTTGCAGAGCACTGGTTATTTGGGCATGTCTGCGTTTAACGACATTCAAATTCTTAGTAATGGGTTTGGAGTAACTACCAATGGTAAAACTACTATGAAGGGTGGCAATATTAAGATACACGGTGGAACGGGGTTCAATCTAACAGTCCCCTCTTACTATAGTGATAAACCTACAACCGTGCGTCTAACAAATTACATCAGGAAAGCGGTTGGACCCTTAAGTGATGGGTGGGAGATTCAGCCATATATCACCACCGGAGTCTTAAAGGCGACATATGGTATTACTATCGGCGGTATTAATTACACCGGAGATTACACCGAACTTTGGACGAGTTCCGGGGCGTTTATGGGCGACACACAAACAGCCTCTTGGGAAAATAAGAATGTTTCAGATATGCCTAATGGGATTGTTCTTGTGTGGAGCGCATATACCGACAACGGTGCAGAAGATTATTGTTGGAATTACACTTTTGTCCCAAAGGAACATGTTGCTAATCGAAACGGTGGTGGCGTATCAGCGTTTCTTGCTGGAAACGCATCTTTTACATACGCAGCATTTAAGTATGTAAAAGTTTATGATAATAAGGTTAAAGGAAGCAGCCTAAATACTACTGATGCTACTATCGGTGGCATACAATCTAAACCCAAAAAGTTCGTCCTCCGCAAGATTATAGGTATCTAATTACATGAATAAAAGGAGCTTATATAAATGACGATAGAAAATGCTTACAGAGCCCGTGCGGCTCTTAATAAAATAAGTCATAATGCTATGCCCGCCAAAACGGCATACAAAATCTCAAAGCTGTCTAACTTTCTGAAGGACGACGCGAATTTTTACACAGAGCGTCTCTCTCAGATAATTGAACAGTACGGAGAAAAAGACGAAAATGGCGAACCCGTCATAAGTGGTAACGGCTACAAAATCCAAGAAGATAAGACGGATGAGTGTGCCGCTGCTATTAAAGAGCTTAGTGGGATAGAGGCTACTACGCCCGACACAAAGATTTATTTGTCGGAGCTTGATAACGTTGAGCTCTCCCCCGACGACATAGCCGCGATCTATGACTTTATTGAAGAGGATTGATGCTATTTGCGTGAAATCTACATAAACGCCGAATATCCCAACACGCAAGAAGTGGTGTGGGGGTACGATGGCGAAAACAATAGTGCAGACCTAAAAATAAAACTCCCCGATTTTATGGTCGGGGAGAAATTCAATTACACGATTCATTTTAAAGACGCTTTCAACAAAGAGTCATCTGTTGGTGCGACGGCAACCGACGGCGTGTGTTCTGTGTTGCTTACAAAAAGTTTAGCTGTCGGCGGACGACTGAAAATACAGGTCGTCGGAGTTAGCTCTAAGACGGCGACGACGGGTGTGTACAAAGTAAAAGCCCCTAAGTCAGCAGAGAAAATCAGACTTGTAATAAGCTCGCAAACTATCACTTTGGCGAAAAAAGACTCAAGGGTTTTATCTGTTGACGAGTTTGAAAATTATGATATATGGACGCTCAAATTTAAGATTAATGACGGAGCATATGCCGTAGAAGCTAAGTACGGGGTGGAGTGGGTTGCAACTGATAGCGTTCTACTCGTTGCAAATGAACAAATAGTCAAGACGCCCGTCTTGATTTTAATAATTAAAAGTAAGGATGGTGACTTAATCTGAGAGAAGTATATATAGATTTACAGCGTCCTGTTAAAGTAAACATAGGATATATTGGCGAGCATAAAGCCACCAAGCTTATAATCGCTTTATCGCCCGACCTCAAAGACGCAACCTCTTACAAGATAGAGTTTAGTACCTGCGGAAAGGTAATCGCGTCGAACACAGTAACTGCAAGTAACGGCGTAATTAACTATGCCATTCCGCAGGACATCACACTAATGCCTATAATAGAGTCCGTTATGGGTATTCAGGTTATAGGAAACAACGGAGAGAACATTATTAAATCCCCAATAGTAGAGGCTTATATTGGAAGTAGCTTGCTGGATTCTACTGAAGTAGCTTCTAATACCCCCACAGATATCTCGACAAAAGTTGAACAACTGATGGCGGCTAAACACAGCCACAGCAATAAGGCTGTCTTGGATAAGTTTGCTGAAACCAATGGCAAACCAACCTATAACGGCATAGCCATTGGTAGCGGTGGTACTGGTGGGGCGTCAACCGCTGAAGACGTCAGTTATACCAACACACAGTTGCCGAATATCAAAAATGTTAAGGCAGCACTTGACGAGCTCGTTCCCAAATCTCATACCCACGCCAACAAAGACACACTTGACCTGCTTTCCGCCGCCGACGGCAAGCTAAAGTACAACGGCTCCGATGTTGGACTCAAAGGTGCGGACGGCAAAGACGGCAAAACGCCTGTCAAGGGCACTGATTATTGGACGGAGACAGACAAGGCAGAAATAGTCAAAGACACCCTCGCCGCTCTGCCGAAGTGGACAGGAGGTAGTTACTGATGGCATATGACAAGGTAGTTGACTCTATCCAACTTGACGCAGCCATGTCTTATACCGCTAACCGCATTCGTGTCAAGACAGGCGATACTAATCAGATAGTATGGGATTCTGCCAAGGGCTTTGGCGACGCGGTTGACACTATAACAGGCGGCTCTTCCGCGCCGGAGTCTGACCCGCGAGAAGTTTATGGTGGCACACGCCCCGCCGAGTGGCTAAGGTTGCCTGATTATGATAAAGTCGAGCAGAATACTATGTATTTGTTGGTTGAGCTAAAAGAAAATTATCCTAACACGGAAAAGTTTACATTTCGCGCTACATCCGCAGCTGTTGACGAGGGAATCGTAGTTAATGGCACTTTTGTTTCTAAAGCGAGCAGAACAATCGCAGGAAATGGCGTTTATAATGATGCAACTATTACGCTTGACTACGATTTTAACGGGTTTGATTGGGCTAAATCGTTGTCTGACGGAAAAAAACAAATAGTTGTCAGGATCACTCTTACAACGCCTCATCGCAACATTAAGTTTAACAATACTTATAACTATTATTACCCGACGATAATTCGAGATATGATATATAAGGTGAGTGCCAACGACTTTTACACCTCCGACTTATACTTATATGGTATTAGGTACATCTATTTGATTGAAGGTTTTCCTGCTATTGACAGAGCATATAGCCTTGAGGGATTGGGTGTATCGCCCACCAATAGCAACGCAGGGACAGGGTACGGTAGGCTTAACACTGTGCCTGCGCTTAGACGTTTGACGGGTTGTCCAAAGGTTAAAGCAATAGCCGCTTCTGATTTACTTGAGGAGTTAGTTGTTGACATATCGGAGTTCACAGCTAATGGAATTAGTGTCAGCTTAAAATCACTCCAAAAAGTCGTTTTTAGCGGAACGGAAAACATAACCGCGTTCCCGGGCAACATCGGCTTTAGCAATACAAACCTCTCCGTTGCGGCGGTTACGGAAATGTTTAACACCCTGCCGGATATCTCCACATCAGAGACGGCACGGACAATCACGCTAAAAAACACCCCAGCGGCAGCGGCGGGAATCCCGGAAGAGACACTTAACATAGCAACAAACAAAGGATGGACGGTGGTGACAGCATGACGATAAACGGCAATCAGTTAATAGCAAGTGATGGTAAGGCGTTACAGAAAGGCGACGCCGTCGCAAAAATCGTATACCTTGGAGTAAACGATGTCGCCGAAAATTGGGTGGAAATTGACGAGCTGCAAACAGACGAAGCGACCCCCGAGCAGCTGGAGGCGGCACTACATCAGATAGGAGGCGCGGTCGATGAAAATCAGTGAAGTTAATAACATCGCCGAAAAATCGACGGCTAAGATAATCGAAGCCGCAGAAGTAAAAGCGGACTTGCTCGCAGTGGCGGCGCACATCCCGAAAGGACAGCGCAAAAAGTACGGCGCAGAGCTTGAGCGCATTTTAGCAAAGTATGATAACTAAGAAGGAGGTGCAGACATATGACGGACGCGACGACAGCAACGGTCAAGGTACAATTCTTGCTTACACGCCCTCTCAACTTGTCGGAATCTACTTTGAGGAAGTGAACTAATGCGAGAAGTAATAATTGATTTATGGAGAAGCTCTCGCTTTAATATGGGTTATGTCGGAGAGAATGAGGCGACTAAGCTTATTTTTCAACTTACACCAGATTTACAAGGTGCGAGCTTCTATGTTATAGAGTTTTTTGTCGATGGCAAAGTAAAAAGAGTTGAAGGGATTGAGCCACAAGACGGGGCATTGCCTTATGTTATTTCTGCCGACTTAATAAAAGCGGAGGGTGATATAGCCATACAGGTCTGGGCTGGCATAGATGACACAATTATTAAATCGCCGGTTGTATATGGGCGTGTTAATAAAATAGAAGATAATAGTTGCACCCCACCGAGTTCTTGTTCTCATTCAAACCAGAAAGTTCTTGATAAGCTTGGGGAGAACGATAAGGGTGAGTTAACTTTTAACAACAGTCCTATAGGCGGGGCAGGTAGTTATGCTGTGGGTGATGGACTCGTAGTAAAGGATGGTGTGCTGTCCGTCGATGTCGCCGCTTCTGTTGAACGAGATAATACAAAGCCCATAACCTCAGCTGCGGTATATACAGAAGTTGGAAATATCAACGCGCTTTTAGAAACAATTTAAGGAGGCTAATTAATGAGCACACAAACCGAAATTACCAGACTGCAAGAAGCGAGAAACAAGATAAGAACATGGGAAGTTGGTCTGGGAATTGCTACAAGCACAGATAAACTTGACGATTTAGCAACGAAAGCTGCCGCAATTAAGAATCAAGGCGCGGTCGATGCAAATGTTAAGGAAGGTGAAACATATACAATACCCGCAGGTTATCACAATGGTAGTGGTACTGTTAAAGGTGTTGCGGGTGGTGGTAGCTACAACCTTCAAACAAAGAAAATTACTCCTACAAAAGAACAACAGTCAGTAGTTCCTGATGCGGGTAACTATGGTCTTTCTTCCGTAACGGTTGAAGCTATACCCGAAAACTACCAAGATATAAGTGCTGTTACTGTTGAGGAGGGAGACGTTCGTGCGAATAAGGTGTTTATTAAGGCGGATGGTTCTACTGCGGCTGGTACTCTCGCGGACAATGGCGCGATTGCAAAGACTCTCGATACAACCGCGAATAATCAAACCTACACTGTGCCCGCGGGCATACATAATGGTAAAGGTACTGTTGCAATAACTCTTGAAGAAAAGGCAGTAGCACCTACGAAGAAAGCACAAGATATTACCCCAACTGTAGGTAAGGTTCTTAGTAAAGTCACAGTCGCTGCAATTCCAGCTACATTCCAAGATGTGGCTGGCGTTACCGCAGAAGCAGGAGACGTACTTGCCGGTAAGAAGATTGTTGGTACAGATGGTACTGTTATTGATGGTACTATGGCGGATAATGGTACAGTAACTAAGACTCTCGATGCTACTACTGGTAATCAGTCGTTTACAATCGCGGCAGGTCATCACAGTGGCGAGGGTGCGGTCACTATCGTTCTTGAACAGAAGACTGTTACCCCCACCAAGACCGCGCAGACAATCATTCCTACCAAGGGTAAGGTTCTTGATAAGGTTACAGTTGCAGCTATTCCTGCTGACTATCAGGATGTCACCGGAGTTACTGCTGTTGCTGCGGACGTACTTGAGGGAAAGAAGATAGTTACTGCTGATGGCACTATTGTTACTGGTACTATGACTGATAATGGTGCTATTACTGCGACAATTGATGGACTAACCACTACTTCTTATACAATTCCTGCGGGCAAGACTTCTGGTGGTACTGTATCACTTACTAATGATATTGAGATGGCTCTCGCGGCGATTTAAGGAGGTGCTGTCATATGAGTATAAGCTCAGAAATTGAGCGTATAAAAAGCGCGAAAAGCTCCTTAAAAACTTATTTAACCGAGAATGATGTTCCTGTTACAGAGGAAACCAAGGTCGATATTATGGCTACACAATTAAGCGGGGTAAAACTTATGGGAGGCATCAATGTTCGAATCCTCGGCGCGAAAGGAGATGGGGTGACGGACGATACGGCGGCTTTCCAAACAGCACTATCTCAATACAGGTGTGTATATGTTCCTGCGGGGACATACAAACTTTCTGATGTGTTGACAATTCGCGATGCGTGTAGGTTGGAATTGAATACCGATACTGTGCTTGATTTTACGCAGACGTCAGAAAATTGCATAGCTATGAAAATGTCAGCTTATCTTAAAGGAAACCACGCAGTGATAAGAGTTCCTTACGAATTTAGCAAAAGTGTCATCTATGTTGCTTCCTCGCTCGATAATAGCGTAACCGATGTACCTCCGTATAATAAGTGGGATCCTCAATGGAAAACGGGGCGTTACATTACAGATATTTGCATTACCAAAGTGGATGGTAGAGGCTTCCACTATTCTGTAGACGGAACTTGCAACGGCACGGCTATATATATAGAAGCGGATAGCTCAGCGATCTCTACTTTTATTTGGGGCTTAAGTTTTTCAGGTATACGAATTGCAGGTGCGTTTGCTTTTGGAATACACGCTAAGATGGTTGGTTCTGGTTGGTGTCACGAGGCTCGCATTGAAGCCGTAATTGATGCTTGCGAAATAGGTGTATGTTTAGAAGATTGTAACAACGCATATATTTCCGCCGCTATACAGCCACGTCCAGCACTTACAACATCCGGGGCAAATATCGTGTATGCAAAGTATGGAATTCAGCTCATCCGGTCTCGAAACACAGACCTTAGTGGTAGCCGAGTGTGGGACTGGAACTCGAATAATACACTTTGGAGTGGTGACACCACATCTGGATGTGTGTATCAGCACATAGCGATGACTGGAAATTGCAGTGGCACAATTCTTAATGACTTTTTGTACTATGAAATGCCTTCCTATGATATCCGTAAGCTCATTTATACGGACACAGATAGCAATCTTGAGAAAATAACTATTTTACAGGAGCCTCTCACCCGTTGGTTTAAACCAAACTCAGATGGCAAGCCAACATTTTACAATGGATCCGAGTACAAAGAATTGTGTTTAAAAGAAACTTACGACGCCACGTTTGAGACAGTTCTTGTTCCTAACTTTGTTAATAGGCTCCCGTTGGCTACAGACATTGACGGAGCGTCGTATGGTAATAACGGTTACGTTGCCGGTAAACAACTTTCTACGGATGGAAACGCTTTAGTAGATAATTCTGGGTTTATTACTACAGGGTTTATCCCTGTAAAAGAGGGAGATGTTGTACGATTAAAGGGGTTATCATTTACCCCGGGAGATAATACTTGTCGCCTCTTTATATATGATAATTCACACACCCTTAAGACTTTGGTTGGACGCTCAAATCTTCAAGGAAATTTATCGACAGCCTTTGTAAAAGACTATACCGAAAACGACGGCGGCGGCTGCAAATTTACTATAGTCTATTCCGGTACTGCATATATACGATTAACTTTATATAAAAGCTCGCTTACCGACGACACACCGATCGTTTCAGTAAATCAAGAATTAACCTACTCTCAGGTCGGCGCTTTAGCTTCTGGGGTTAAGGTTAATTATACTCAATTAACAAATATGCCAGAGTTTCTTACACTCGCCACACTGCCTAAATACGACGGAGGTGTAAGCTAATGTCTGTTGAAATTACGTACAAAAATAATATCATTGCAGATATCTCAACAAACTCAACCAAAACACTTAAGACCGCCGGTAAGTATTGTGAGGGAGATATTGTCGTAAAGAACACTCAGGACGGCGGAGCAAACCCAAGCGGCACAAAACAGATAACAGCCAACGGCACATATGACGTGACTGATTTTGCTTCAGTTGTTGTTGCTGTAACGCAAGGGACGACTCAAATAAAAACTGTAGACTTTACCTTGTCGTCCGATGCAACTGCGGTAACAACGGTGCTTCAGAACGACGAGTTCTTAACAGAACACCACGCTGACGACAACTTTGTTGTTATGCTGTTCCCAACTACAACGCAACAAACCAACAATTATATTCTGCTTAACATGAGCGGGAATATTGCAATCGGTGGATTTATGTATGGACTCTCCGTGCGCTCGGGTGGCGGTACAAACATATATGTAGCGGGTAAGACAAACAAACTAAGCTCGGCAAGTTATAATGGTACTATGTATTACGAGAATGGCAAACTAATGGTTTACGCGACAGCTACCCGTATCTTGGGGGCTGGTAATTATAAAATTGTTATGTGCTGTTGCAATAGCAGCGGATAAAGAGATAGCATAGAAAGAGAGGATTAAACATGAACATAGCTATGTCTATCGGACACGGTAAAAATGAAAAAGGCGGCTACGACAGCGGCGCGGTCGCTGGAAACTATCAGGAGTTTAAAATTGGTCGCGAGATCGGCAAGTATGCAGCAGCAGCTCTTCGTGAGTACGGCTGTAATGTAACGCTGATAAATTACGACGCAGACAAGAGTCTTTATAGTCGTATCAAGACTATAAACGCTGGCAAGTATGACCTGGCAATGGAGATACATCTTAACGCCGCACACGGCACGGGCTCTGAGGTTTACTATAAAATAGGCAACAGCGCCGGCAAGACAATAGCCGGTGCGATTAGTAAGAGTATTGCTACAAAGTTCGGCATCCCGAATCGTGGCGCAAAAGTTAAAGTACAAAATAATACAAACTACTTTGGTTTCGTTAGAGAGGTCAAATGTCAGAGCCTCCTCGTCGAGACCGTTTTTATTGATACAGCCTCTGACCGTAAACATGTTGAGACTGTGGATGGACAGAAACAGTGCGGTATTGCAATAGCCGATGCGGTTGCCTCTGTGTACAAGCTCAAGAAGGCGGCGACGCGCACCCCAGCTGTTACGCCGACAACGCCATCCACTCCTGCCCAGCCCGCTTCTGCTATAAAGGCAGGAGATGTCGTTAAGATTACGGGCAAGAAGTATGCTACGGGGCAGAGTATTCCTGTATGGGTTAAGCTCCGTAAACACACAGTTAAGTCTGTGAGTGGTAACAAGGTTTTGCTTAAGGAGATTAACTCATGGGTATACGCGGCAGACCTTTCGGTAGTTAAGAGTGCATCAAAAGAGATAGGTGTGGGATCTACAGTGGCAATCAAAGCGGGTGCAGTTTACGGTGGACTCTCCAACACGAGAGGCAAAGCTGTTCCTAAAGCTCAGCTCGCGCCCACAAAACATAAGGTCTCAAAGATTCAAACAAACAGTGGCGTGAAGGAGGCACTGCTTTCAGATATCATGTCGTGGGTTGCCATTAAATATCTTGAGGAGGTATCATAATGGCTATCAGCATGGATGCCTTAGAAGCAGAGATAAAGAGCCTCAAGAGGCGCGTCGAGGTGCTTGAAGAAGAGTACGCCGCTCTTAGCAACGAGGTCAACGCAATTGATAAAACTCAAAGCGTTGTAACCTCTAAGCTCAATACGGTTATTGAGACCCTCGGAAAGCTTCAACAGGCAATAGACGATTTAAAAGACCGTCCCAGTAAGCGTTGGGAGACCATTGTGTCTGCCCTTATTGGCGCTGCCGTGACAGCCTTTATCGCATTTATACTCGGGAGGTAAGATTATGCAGAAATTTAAAGACATCGTTGAGAATCTTAGCAATGTATCGGTGGGTACTTGGGTTCGCCTTATCCTTATGGTGGGCTCTCTTGTCAACCTTACACTCGGTGCGTTTGGCGTTGCGGGTATCAGCTTTGATGAGAATCAGCTGTACGCAATAGTCAGCGTCGTGCTCGCCATCGTGACTGGTGTTGTCAGCTATTGGAAGAACAATAGCTTTACTGCGGCGGCTCAGGCGGCAGACGAGTTTCTTCACGCTCAGGGCAATGCTAAAGAGCAGAGTGAAGTAAAGCCCGACGAAGACGCAAACGAAAACGAAGAAGGCTAAGTAAAATAAAAAACGCGGGTAGGGAGAAATCCCTACCCGCGTTTTTAACCTAAATTATCTCATAAAATAAGGCTTTAGTTCTTCGTCCAACTTCTGTGGGGTTATACCGGCAATCTTAGCAATGTGAGTCTTCGACCCAATCTCTCTTGTGCGAAAGTCGCCCTCTTCAGTGTTAAGCCACTTATAAGCTTCTTCCAAGCTGTCAAACTCGGCTAATCGGTGATGCCATTTACCGAAATCGAACTTACTTGAAACGCCATAAATTTTGCCGGTCTTTTCAAAATACTTCTCTAAAGTCATAAAGTTCCTCCTTACCGTTTGTTTTATCCACAGGTTAATTATAACTTATAGAAATATATTGTCAATACCTTTTATAGGACAAGAGCGGTTTTGCTTAAGCAAAACCGCTCTCAAATAGGTGTATAGGAACCAAGAGGTTCTCTACTGGAATTATACCACATTAATAAAGGAAGTCAACCGTTATTCTTTATTTTGCGATAAAATCATCAAAATTTATTACGTCGTTAAATTCCTGCTTACTCTTCTCTTTTTCTTTGTCCATCGCTTTAGTAGATGCTTTATAAGCTATTTTATTTGTAATCCGAGAAACATAATTAAGTTTAGATATAGCCCCGTCAATAGCTGCTAAAGTACCCAAAATGAGCGAAAACACGACAAACCCGTTACAAACGTTGCCACCGCTATTGATAACGTCCGCGACGATAGATACAACAATAAAAGCCACTAAAAGAGTATAGAACAAGATTTTACATACTATGCGTGTGCGCTTCTCGACCTTTTTACCGTGCGCTTTAACGCTTCTAATTATACAATCTCTTGTACGATCTTCAAACTTTTTCTTCTCCTCGGATATCTTCATACATTCTTCAGATTTTTTTTGATAGTCTTTTGAGACTCTTTGATGGTCTTTTAACATAAGTTCTTCTCTAACCCGATACTCCTCTATCTCTGCATCTTTTTCCCTCCTAACATCACCAACAAGGCGATCTTTAAGCTCCACCTTAATTTCATGTATAGCGTTTTCGTTGACACGCTCCGGATTACCCCGCGCCGTTTCGGCGAGTTTACGGCGACTAAAGTGATCGGTTTTTATAATAGCAGCTTCTTCTTCGGTAATGCCGCCATCAGCCTGCATTTTATCGACCGTCTTCCGAAACGCCTTAAGTATTTCTTCGGTTGGTTCTAATGCGGCAAAAGCATATTCTATCAGTTTATTTCTTGGGTAGTCCTTATGGGAGGCATAGCACTTTAGCCAGACAATAGATGACAGTTCTATATCCGTATTTATTGGCATAACGCTGTCGCCTCTAACAATGTTAGATTTAATCAAATATTCATTAGAGCGTTTAACAAGCCTAATATTAGAAGTGACAAAAATAAACCCGCACTCCTCAATACAATCGGAACTACAGCCATCTCTCATCAACAATATAGAGGCAATACTCTTAATATCTCTGTCAAGAGCATCCTCTTTTGCGTAACTAATTTTCTCACCTATATAACTCTTAAAATCAATATAATCCAATGGATATTTGCCGGTGTTTTTCGTACAATCTGGCGCTTCGACAATATTAATACCAATAGATTTAATCTTGTTTTTTAATAAGCTTTGCTGTCTTTCAACATCAGATACTGTATATTCCTTCTCGTCCCAGCCTTCTAATGTATGAAATGTATCATTTTTTGATGAGTTGTGGTATTTAAGAGAGTTTTTATACGCTTCTATAATGGAAACAATCTCCCAATATGTGTGCCTAAAGCAATATAGTTCCGCGCCTTTTTCTCGCAACATGGTTAATAATTCTGTGGCAGCGACAGTTTCTGTTTTGGATGTCATGCCAAGAGCGTTTATAATCACCCGGGTGTCTACATAACACTTAAGTTTTTTAAATTTCGACTCAGTGACATCCGTATTCTGCGGCTGTAACGATATAGCCGTCGAAACAAAAAAACCTTTTACCATACTAACAATATAATGGAACACTAAGGAATCTTGTTCATATTCGTTTACAACAAATTGAGCTATACAGTACACAAGCTCATCGTCTTTACTTTTTAGTAATTCCAAAGCAGTTATATTACTAATAACATACATACCATTTATCGCAAAGAAATCGATTAGAGCATTTAGTGCTTTTTCTCGATCAAATTTAGCGGACAAACGTGCGTTTAAGTAATCAGTTAAAACTGAAGCCACCTTTTCCGCTCGCTCTTTATACCTAACTCTCTCACTCTCAAATTTATCTATCTTTGAATCGAGCGATTCCATCAACCGATATTGCTTGCTTTCGCGTTTAAGAATTTTTGGAGAGAGTCTGTTGAGTATTAAAGTTATGGTGTTTATAGGAATTTCTTCATACCCAAATTCAGTTTTAAGATAGTTCTGCAAATCCTGTATTTGCAGAAGCTCCCCAACATTTGTCGTTTTGGCTATAGAATATTCTACAAAAGGAGACAGCAAATCAAATGTGTCCTTACGTTCCTTTTCCCAAAACGCACTCAACATAGCAGTGCTTACCAATACGTTGTTGTTCATATAATCCCACCTCAGTCTATGGTAGATTATATCATCATCTTTCTTATTTTTCAACATAATTCGCCTCCTTTTTTATAAAAACGCAATCAATAATTTTTGTTGACAGAATATCTTTATTATATTCGTCCTCGCAGTTTCTTTATGCCAGCCTCAACAAACCTAAAATTACCGTCCGAGATTTGCCATAAATTCTGTGCCCCATCTGGTCGCCTGCCCCTCATACCATGCGTCGTCGTAAGCGGGTAAAGAGCTATATCTATACCCTTTTATCCGCACAAGGTATTCTCTATGCCAATATCGTATCATCGAGGGAATACATACGAGAACCGGCATAAAGAAACCGTAGAGCGTGTTCTGAATTGCGTGACCGTGTTCGTGGTATGTAATCTCGCTCTCTGACTGGTTGTCTGTAATTATTGTTAACCCAAGCGATACACCTCCCCAACCGTTGCCAATCCTGAACCTTATACAATAGCCACACAGCTCCGGCTTCCTGAAGAGCAACAACATAACTGCGGCGGCAACCACGCCGACAAGCGTCATAGGCAAACCCCAAGTGAACGACAAGACATAAAACAAAAGCTTGTTATTCTTCATTACTTCACTCCCGTAGAACCGAACCCGCCTCTGGACTGGTCGTCGAGATGGTCTACTTCGTCGAGACGCACTTTAGGCATAGACTTCACTATGCGAAACTGGCATATTCTATCACCCTTTTCAATTTTTGTATCTTCAAGAGCTATCGCAGGGAACATCCACACATCGTTGTCACCACTGTAGCTGTTATCTATAATTCCCATGCTGTTAGCTTGTATAACCTTGAAGTTCTTGTATGTACTGCTTCTCGGTACAACATGAGCCTCGTAACCGTCGGGGAGCTTCATAGACACGCCGAGGGATATAATCTTAAATTCTCCCCTCTTAAGTTCTACAGTTTCAGCAGCTCTGAGATCTATCCAGTCACCCTGTGATATTTTCTGAAGACGCTCCATATTCGCGTCATGATACTTTATTTTAATCTTCTTCATTATTCTTCTCCTTATTCTTCTTATCTAGTCTATAATCCTCAAGAAAGTAAGCTACCGCCTCAAGCTCGTCGTCTGTAAGAGACTCCATAAAAATATTGTCTCGTCTCGAATAACCACACTGCACAAGGAAAGTATTAAGGTACTGCCCTATCAAATCAACGGTCGTGTCTCCAAAATCGCTATATACCTGAAACTCTGACGACGACGTGTAGGTGAGACCGTACTCGTCCTTTAATTCAAACTTAATTGTGAGTTTATCTTCCATATTGCCTCCTTAACTTATCTTCTTTGCATACTGGTTGTTGCTCGCCAACATCACCCCAAGAACATCGTCTCTGTGGGGTTCTTGGTTTGGGACAAACCGTCCAAACTTTACGATAATGTTTTTGTATCGTTTGAGTTCAGTTAGTTCAGGTTCAATTTCATCAGGAGTATAACCCGTGTAAATTATAATAGGGTCGTCTGTGCACTGACGAAAATAGTCAATAACCTCAAGAATCTCTTCTATTTGAAGCATGGGCTCCAACCCGCCAAATACGACTGCTCTTGTTACAGTGCTCGACTGGTAGAGTTCAAACAGTCTATATGGAGCAACCTCGATGGTTGGAGAAGTTGCGAGGGAAGAGTTTTGACACAGCTTCTCCCCGCAATCTCTCTCGCATTTCCAGTCGCAACCGTTAGCACCTATAAGCATTGCAGGATATTTATAGTCCCCAAACGCCTCTACTTCGATTGCTTTTACTTGCATTAAAGTTCTCCTATATTATTAAGGTCAAACCAGTCGCGCATAGCGAACTCTTTCTTACGAGCCTCAGAGTAGGTCTTAGTGGGCGTAAGGAAACCGACTATACGCTGATAGGTAGTCTCAACAGGGTGTCCACACTCGGGGCAAGTATCTCCGAAGAATCCGTGGTTGTTATCACAAGCCGATATACGAAGATTAAAGGCAAAGTAGTTAACGCCCGCGTCTGCCACATAATTCATCATATACCAAGCTTCGTCGAAATCACTGAACGGAGCAGCTAATCCCAGATGGACTATACTGCCGCCTGAGCAAGCCTTGTCAAGAATAGCACTTACCCTAACCTTTTCAGCTATGGTTGTCTTTATGCCGAGCGGAATCCACTGGTTGCCGTACAGAGGAAGGTCGTATTTCTCATCAGGAAAGAACAGCTTGTCTTTCTCCATAAGAACAGCCGCAGCTCTCTCTCCGGGAACCTGTTCGATGTTCATCATGTAGTCCTTGTCCTTGACGAACTCGTCTTTGGTTTCGGTGATTGTCGCAAGTATCTTCTTAGCGAACTCCACACCCTTGTCTTTGTAATATGTATTACCGAACTCGTCATGGTAAGTGTAGCCAAACTTCTGCAACGCCTCATACACGCCGATAATACCAACGGTGTTGTACTGTGACTTCATGTTGATAATACCGAGCGCATAGTTAGGAAGAAGCCCCTTTTCTGTGTTTCGCTTCATAATATCTCTAATAACATCAAGAGTTTTTGCACAGGTAATTACTCGACCCTTAAGAGCTTCAAGATACTCTTCTTCAGATGTCGTCTCGTAGGCAAGACGGGCAAGGTTTATTGTGTTTACCTTGATGGATCCGACCTCAAGTGCCGACCCGCCGATGCTGTTGAAGTAGCCAAGCTCCTTTATGTTGCTCTTAAGACGGCAGTTATGTGTGATTATACCGTTTGCCAGAGTAAAATAGGGGTCATCTTTGTCGTACATCTCAAGGCAATAGCAAAACTTATCATCAATATCCACTGGTTCTATTGACTTTATCATAGAATAAAGACGTCCGCCGCTGTCAATCTCGATACCGCCTTTTTGAGCGCAGCAATCTAAATCATACAGAATACCATAACCTACGGCAAGATCGGTTGTTCTAAGGTCGCCGCCGATTACCGGCACTATATGATTATCAGTAACTATCATCTCGTCGTGATTATTAGTAGTAACCTTATAGAACGGTCTTGCAGGGAGTTTAACAGCTTTACATTGACACCAATGACCCTTGTAGCGTACAAATAATTTCTTTCGAGCCTCCGCGTATTTTTCTTCGCACAGCTCTTTAAACGAAAGAGTTATTGCCTCGCCGTCGCCAAACTTTACGACGACCTCCTGTGACCCAGCAAAACAGCAGTTACTCAAGCTTGTAACATCCTCTGATACGAAAATGTTACTATCCGCCCACTTCATGTTATGACAGCAACACCACTTTGCAAAATCCTCATCTACGAACTTGCCGTTCTGTCTAAGCAGAGCAAATGTCATACCTATATGTTCACGTCAAGTCGCTACCTTGACGCCGTTTATTAAACAGCTACATATTTCTATGTAGAGCAGACTATATCACAATCTCCATCTGTTGATAGAGACCCCCAGCATTTCGGGCACCAAACGCTTGTACCCTACTCTCTTTCGAGATAGTCGTTGCACCTTCCTGCATCAGCAGGCTTGGCTCATGATTGTCTTTACTATGAACCTTCTTGTGACACTCTTCACACAATATCATCAGATTATTCTCGTCCATAAATGGCGGATATGTCGTTAATTGTTCGTATAAAGTTTCGCGGTTCCCGTCGTATACATCCTGCAAAAAGTTATCCATAATTTCTTTGAATGGTACTATATGATGAATCTCCAAACTATTGCTACTTTGATTACAAAGCTGGCAAACATGATCGCTGTTCCGTATCACCCTGTGAGCAACGGTCTTGAGAATTCCTCTGGCAGCCCTTTTTATATTTTTATAGCCATCAAAGTTCGGGTTATTTCCGCCGTAGTATCGTCCAATCAAAGTATTACTAATTCTATTTCTCACATCAATATTTTCAATCTTGGATTTCCTTCCACTAATTCCGCTTTTATTTAGCCTTGCAGTAATGTTGTGCCTTGTACAACCCAAGAGCTCCGCTATTTCTCTATCGTATAAGCCATCGTTATGGAGTGAAATTATTGTTTCAATAGGTATATTTTTCTTTTCTCGATTCATAATTTTAAGATTTTCCATGAATTAACCGGGTTTTCATAACTAATCGCTTAGTTATGCCGCTATTTTTTCAACGGGAAATGTCATAAGGTTCTCTCTTCTTGTATCTGAAAGCACTTTCATAAACGCCTTCTGATATTCTTTAATCTCGTCGATATAATCTATAATGAATGTGCCGTCGGGGAACTCTTTGCCGCCGAAGAGCGCTTCAAGATATGGCTTATCAAATATTGAGAAGTTGGTAAAAGCCGACTGGATTCCGCCCCTCAGATAGGGCTGATTAAGTCGATATATTATCTCCTGAAAAGACTGGTCTCTGTAATATTCAGGAGACTTTACAAAGTAACCCTCGTCGCAATCTTTCTTCCAGAAGTAATACGAATAGATGAGAAAACTCGGAAGCCCAACCGCGCCTGAAGACCTATTGCACGTCCACGACACAAATTCGCTGACAAAATCAGTATATGTATTGAGGTGCTGAGGCGGAGCCGCATTAAAGTTATCTATGAAATAGAGTCCGCGCTTCACCAGTTCGTCTATATCATAAGCGAAGCAATACGGAACCCAAGACGAGCTATGAGCGTCGTGCAGATAAAAGTGTCCGTCCCACTCGCCCTTCAGCCACTCAGCGGCATCCTCGTGTCCATACTTCTTAGTCAGCTCATGAAATATCTTGTTGAACGCCAAAAGTTTTGAATGGGGCTTTGACATTTCGTTTATGAGCGAAACAATATCCTTGTGTGCAACATTCGCGTTGCCATCTATACTCGCGTCTGCTATGGTTTGCTTATCAACAAAATTGTCGATGAAATCGGTATAGTTGAGCTGTTTATCTCCAAACCCATTGAGCTCGCTCAGCCTCTCTGGGTAAGCATTTTGCAGACGATTATATTCAATTACAAAACTTCTATCGAGACTATCTATATTGAACTTCATATATCACATCACCTCGTTAACCCATTTAATTGCTTCGACGAAAGTCATTGTCTTTCCGTCAACCTCAAGCATAGGAGCCGACATAAAACCCTTGTCTTTCATAACATCCACATCGGTAATTTCTTCGTAGTCCACTCCCTTCGATTTCAGTTTGGTCGTCAGTACATTGCATTTAGGGCAATGCGTGGTATACAGTATTACTTTCATGTTTTGTAAACCTCCGTATATATAAGTTAAGCCTCGTATGCTACTCGTCCGCAGCACGGGCATTTTGACATTGTATAAGGTGCATACACAACAACTTTGTGCGCCCCATCGTATGACTCACGAACAATCTCCTCTCCCGTCAGAACATAGCTATTTATGTCTGCTTCGAAAACGCACCCGCAGGTCGAACACTTAAACTCAAGTGTTTTACTTGCTCCATTTCTAAGAATATTAATCATCCTATCAGTCCTCCTCGTAAGGCTCAGGAAGTATCTGCCACGCCACCACAAAGGTTAGCACACCGTCAACACTTCCACCCTCAACTGCGTCTATAGGTTCGTCCACGCCGTCAATCTCCCAAGTCATCGAGTCGGCGTCGTACCACGCTGTAACGGTCGCTCTCTCGTTGCGAGGACCCGAGTGTATACAGTTAATTGAATAGAAGAACTCCTCAGTCGTTACGACGAACTTTCCGCTGTACTCAGGTAGGTCGCTGACAGTTTCTATTGAGTGCCAGTTGGCACCGGGTGCTCCCTTGCAGTCTGCGGGACAGTTATGTATCTGTGGCTCGTCACCTTTGTGGTCGCTATGAGCCTCATTTTTGGCAGTTATTTCTATCGCCTCATCTATCGCTGTAATCCAGTCAAATATCTCGTCAATGATTCTCTTCATTTTTTAAAACTCCTCTCCACTTCCAATCGTTATATCCGTTCTCTCTGCAACGGTCACAGTATTCTTTGTCTAACCACTCATCGTAAGCGCAGTAAGCATGAGCGAATCCACTACTTCGGCGAAGTGCGTTAAGGTCACTTGTCACCTCTGCGAGCAGCTTGTTTAGTCTTAAGTTCTCCTCACGGAGTTGTTTGTTATCTTCTAATTTTTCTTGACTGAACTCCGCATATCCCTTCCAAAAATCAGCATTGCTCTTAGCGGCTTCGAGGTCGGTGCGTAGAGAATTTAGCTCCTGTTTTAGCTCTTTCTTTCTCATACAACCATCTCACAGTCAGTGTCCTTCGAGACTTCTGTGTCGGGTCGAATTATCTTCTCGGTCTCACCACCACACGCCGCATACCCCGCCGCGTCTATCCAGTTATCAGCCTTGCCTCTACCGGTCGCCACCCTTGCCATTTTAAAAAGCACCATCATAGCGGCGACATCCTTAGCCTCAAGCTTATCTACCCCATGCGGAAACGCGGCTCTAATATAGCTCGTCCACATATCAGCTATTGTAGCAAAGTTATTCTCGGGCGAATTGTATTCGATGTTTTTACTTTTACAAACACAATCATGCGCCCTTATCAAAATCTCTTCTCTGGTTAAATAGTTCATAGTTGTCTCACTTTCCTTTATTCATATTTTATAAACCCATCACCGTACAGACGGTTTAACTCGTCAAACACGTGACGCATACCCAGCCCGTCTTTTGTGGGCTTCCACAAACCCTCATCGTCGTACTTTCCGCCGTTTAAGCAGTAATTATACAGTTTCGGGTGTGTTTCCTTGAGCCTCTGAAACCTTGTTGGTTCTTTTTCAAGGTGCGCCCCGAATCCGCAGAAAACACAGCCAGTTCTCTGGCAACCCGTAGTCCTAAGCTTGCCGTTTTCTTCAACGATATCGCCATAAACAGAGGCATAAGAAACTTTATATCTGCGTAAATACTCAAGCACATCCTGCTCTGTCCAAAACGACATGGGCTGTGATATAGGTCGTGTGCTATCAAACGCATTGCACCCGTTTTGCAACCAAGTATTCTTTCGCAATATGCTTTCCTCTGCCATTGTTGCAAGAATGGGTTTTCTGCCTGTTTCTTTCTCGTACTTTTTAGCAGGCTTCTTTTTCATTATCTCGCAACACTTTTCCGAAATCGGAATATCGCTTTGGTATAAAGGCTTCCATTTTTTATACCGTTTGCGATATTCTGTTTCGTCTCCGGCTACATCTTTTCCGTCGAACGCAAGTATGGCGTTTTTTGCTCCCCGCCGCGCAGCACTTATTTGTTTTGCGACATCTTTGCTGATGAGCGGATAGCCGTATGTCTCGATTACTTTCTTGAAATTCATCTCAGGTCGCAACCAAGTCACATTATCGACTGTCTTAACGAACTCCCTAATTTCAGGGTACTCAAGACCTGTATCTACGAACACAGCTTCTATATCAGGATAAAGCTGTCGGGCTATATGTAACAGTACCGTACTGTCCTTACCTCCGCTAAAACTGACGTACACCTTACCTTCGAACTTCTGATACCATTCAATCAGCCTTGTTTGTGTGACCTGTATTTTTCTTTCAAGCGACCACGCTTGCATTGTCTTTAAATCTTCCGTTGTATATTTGCGCTCTGGCATTATCTCACCTTTCACAATGTTTTTTATCGCCGCCACACTTACACGACGGCTCACCCTTTTGACCGATGCACACTTTTGCTCCGTGTTTAGCCTTATAATATCCACACTTATCTTTCTTTATGGGTCTATTCCAACAAGTTGAGCAAGAAACACCAGCGCACCCACGGTCGCCGAGTGGAGCATGGTCGTTGCCGTAAAGGTATCTCACGCAATCAGAGGGATAGCCTTTGTCGTTCAATATCGCGTTCGGGAACTTCTTGAGGAAGTCACTTATGTATGTTTCTACCGGGTGTTCTACGCTCCACTTTTCAACTATCTCGACAGCCTCTTCGGGACGCTGGGATTCGATAGCGTCACAGCCGACAACCCCCTCCTCAGCAAGCGGACACCCCGAACAACCACACAACTCTCCGCACATTCGTTCTCTTGTTTTAAGGTAATCTACTGCGTCCATATTAGTCCTCCTCGTCCTCGCCCGCATTATGAACAAGACTATTGCTTGCATTATCGTAGCGCATCTCCCAAAAAGGGCAAAGCTCCTCATAATACGGAAGTTCATCAACTACGAATTTCATTTAATTCTCCTTTCCTTATTTAACTTCTTTCTTCATAAGTTCTTCTCTGTAACCCCATAACAAATCGCGAATTTCCTGAATTTCTGAGCTAATTAGCTTATGCTCTTTTTGGCGCAAAATATCATGAAGTCTATCACAATCATTCACAATTTTGCAAATTTCAGATACTTTCATCATTTTTCTCCTTTCCAGTAATCAGCTCCGAATAAGGCAACCCCTCAATCCAGTCGCAGAAGGTATGCCACTCATTTAACTTATGATTGCGACGAGACTTATACATGTTCGCCAGAACTTCGTAGTTCAACATTACGGTGCGACGCTGGTTGTAGCTTTCTGGAAGTAGTTGCAAAATCGAATACCAGATCTGTTTTTGCCCTAATTCGTTTTCACAAGTGAAGTAGGAGTCTCGCAGCTCGTTCAGCGTATCTACCAACGGTCTCGCGACTTCCTCAAACACATTCACCGCTTCTGCATACTTGTATTTGTCGTTAATAATGTCGTTTATACAGGTATGCGAAACGCCAAATTTCTTTCCGAGTTCCCGTTTGCTCAACGCCCCCGAATCCCAAACGCGCTTAATTACCTCGCGTTGTTCGGCTGTAAACTTCCCCTGATATGTTTTGGTGGCTTTCGGCTGCAAGCCGTTCTGCACAGCGTGTTTCTGGTTTTCGGATCTTGTAGCCCATTCGAGATTACTTGCAACATTATTCATTTTATTCCCGTCTATATGGTTGACTTCCGGTTTATTCTCTGGGTTTGAGATAAACGCCTCTGCAACAAGACGATGAACCGGACGTTGCTTTCCGTGTAAGCTTACAAAAATATAATTGTCGTTATGGACACTTCCAGAAAGAACCCTTGAGCCGTGCCTTACTCGCCCCTGATTACTTACATCATAATTATAATCAATTCTTCTCCAAATCTCCGCTTCAACATCGACTTCTGGACGAAACTGCTTAATTTCGTTTTTATATCCCGGCAGCTTGTCAAAGCTGAAATCGGACATTTCAAACGGTTTATAAAGTAGTTTGTGCATTTTGGAGCATGAGTTTGCGACCGTTCCAACCTTGTATGTGTCGTACTCAGACCACCAGTAGAGCGGAGCTGTTATATCCACATATACCGTAATCATTCTCATAAACTTACGATGGTCGGTGCCGGCATTACGGAGGCGAGTCATGAGATCTAAATCTTTAGACCCCACAACATAAATTGTCGGAAGAAGATTACTCGCACGAGGCGAAACCCAGCCACTATCGCTCTTCTCCCAAGAGTTCATTGGCGACCTCATACCTCTAATGGATGCTTCAAATCCATACACATCAACATTCTCAAATTTTATCATTCGCTATCCCCCTTAAAAAAGCCAGCTATATCAAACCACTTGTCCGAGATGATGTTTCCGATTTTTGTCACCGAAGAACCCATCCCATTGTCTTCATATCGAACATATTTGCCCGGAAGGTCTTCCCATTTATCTACGCCGACCACCCTTAATACTTCGGAGATAGACTCCATAGACTTGGCGCTAAAGACCCTCTTTTTAGCCTCTCGATCATAACTATCCAACGCATATCCGCCGACGCCCCAAACACAACATCTGGACTCCATATATATTGTCCATGTCAGTATCCCGTGATCTTCTCGCCCCAGCATCGTGCCGGTTATTATTGCATTTTCAATTCTGCCCACTTAACCTCTCCTCTCTATTCGTCCGAACCCTCGACAATATCAAGCCCGTCCAGCACACACTCTGCACACAGTTCGTCGCCGTCCACATAATAAAGTGTCTCCTCTTCACCGCACTTGTCGCAGAAGTATCGAGTAACACGCCTATGTGGACACGAGTCACCGATGCACCCAAGTTCAGGCGGACATCCGACGCACTCATTAAACTCTTTTTTCACTTAAACATCTCCTTAATAAACTGCTCGGAGTCACCGTCCTCTAAATAAAATCCATCAGAGTGCATTGCTCTTTGGATGTTGCATATCAGCTGAAAGAACCTCCAATCGAGAACCCTCTTCCACGCCCGACCAAGCGTTTCAAGGAAGCCGTCTATTCTGTCGGGATTTCTTCCGTTACCCATATCTCTCGTCATTATGTATGCCGCCGCGCACGACGGACACACCTGCCGTCCCTCCGGGATTATTTCTCCGCAACATACACATCTATCTGCATTAGCCATTGTTATTCCCTCCGTCTTCACTTTCGCTTTTGATAACGCTGTCGATCGTTTCGGCTATGTCAAGCAGTGCTTCTGATATTTCCTTGTTTTCAATGCAAAAGGACAAACCTTCAATCTGACCTGTTATCCTTTCGAATCTTATTCTGTTCTCTGCTTTCATTCCGTGTCACCATCTTTCAATTCTCCGTAACTGCAATAATCATCAGGGTCAGGAGTTTCATAATTACCCCATCGGCACTCTTGATGAGGGTATCCATCGTTGTTGTCTTGCCAATACTTACAGTCCTTACATCTGACAACCTCAACCGCATCGGCGATTGGTGCTGACTTTATAACATTGTAAATGTCTGTGGCTTTATAAAGTGCATCAGCTTCACACGCAGCTCCTTCAACTAAATTTTTTTGACAACTTATGTGATACCAAGTTGCGCCTTCAATTTCATCAATCACTGCCTCACGCTCTATGTATTCAGCCATTGTCTTCACGCTCCTTTAATGCTCGTTCTGCCCCTTCACGGGTGAGAAATACGGTTTTACCGAAATAATCAGAAACTAAATGCCAAAAAGTCAAGCCACCAACATATCGACAGAACGCCCAAAGCCCCTCTTTTTGCATGGAAAAACTGGCAATCTCGCCAAGCAAAATGTCGGGCTTTTCCTCGCAGTTTTCGTCAACGATTGCAGTGACCCACCATACCGTATCACCCACCTTGCAAGGAGGCACGATAACGCCGTGTTCAAGAAGTAAGTCTGCCGTCCTTTCCTCATAGCACTGTTTAAGGTTCGCATACTTGCAATTCTCGTCGCAAAGATAAGGCGATGGACAAGGATCAAATTTCAGAATTTCAATCAGTCGTTCTCTATCTGCATCAGACATTATCCGTTGCCTCCTTGCTGTCTCCTTCAAGAGCTCTTTGTGCCTCTTCTTTGGTAGTATAAAAAATATCAAACGAGTTTTCAAAACTACAACTATCACCTTGCACATATAAGTCTTTTATACCGTCTTTGTCTATAATAATTTCTTCTATTTTCGCCGGCTTAATTAGATTGCGTCCTATTCCTGTGATATACCAAACTGTGTCTCCAACGCCACACGGTAACACGATTAACTTCGATTTGCTTTTGAAATCATCACAACTTTCGGGTTTGGTACACCTTAACCGACAAAATCCAAGCTGATATCCTAAACAATCGCTATAGTCCATTTTAAAAAACCTCCAACTTATTATCGTAGATATTGCCGACAACCTCAAATTCGGTTGAATCATAATCAAATGTTGTAAAATTTATGCCCGCTCGCCCGATAAAACGTGCGAGACCGTTTTCATAGTCAATTTGATAAATGCACATTTTGCCGAACCAAAATCTCTTTACTATATCGCCCTCAAAAATCTTTGTGCCGTTTTTATCTTTGAGACCTGTGTATTGTCCCACAGTTTCAGGATTAACAAAAATTCGACATTTGTTTCCAAACCTATCGGGATATATAATTATTGTTCTGTCGTCCTCAGTTGTGTCCAAACTGCCAAAGCACCAACTATGATTTATGACTCCAGAAAAATCTTTACCTCTAAACAGTATCTCACGCATTGTTGTTACCTCCGTCCATTTTTCCATTTTTGCACCGCAAGACGTGCCGAGTTTGCGATGTTACTCATACCTTCGGCAAAACCGCCAATCGCTGAGGTGAGGTACTGAGCTGCCTCAGCAGAACTAATAAGACCTGTCTTGGAAAGGGCGGTACTTGCCTTGATAAGTTCGTTGGTGTCCTCAAGGGAATAACCCTGTCTAAGCCAATAGTCGGCGGCGGGAGCTGACTTTATGCTTAACATTTCACAATTTCCTGTGTTTCGATAAACTCGATTTAACACCTCGACAAGCGCATCTTTATACATCATAGTCGTCACCTCATATCTTTCTATAGGAATTAAGATACCAATATCCTTTTGGATTCTTGTAGCAGTTGTCGGCGTAAACAATATCGCCCTTCGCCACCTGATTCTCGGCATACACCCTCGCAGGTATCGTCAACGACGACTGCTTACCTGTACCCAGACTCTGCGTATTCACTTTATATCCCCACGGTACACCGTTCTGTCCACGCATAGGGAATACTTCTGTTATTAGAAGTTTACGACGGTCTTCGGGCAGTCCGGTCTGAATACCAACATAGCCAAGATACTCGATACTATTCTGTATTTTGACTTTAAGGGTTAAGTCCGGAACATCTGATTTTCTGATTTGCTCTTCACAGGCAGCTAAAAGCCCGTCCATGTCAGTTATTGTATAGGACTTAAGCTCGTTCCCCTTGACACCTTTATCCGTCGCGTAATCCGAAATGATATCCGTAAGGAAACCGACAACCTTGGATTTGCTAACGGATTTCGCGGTTCCATTCTTAAAGAACGAGCACACCTGTACAAGCTTCAGCAGCTCTCCCATATTTCCAAACTCTTCAAAGTAGCCAATTTTAATTAGGATATCGAGCTGTCGCGTATCAATAGAGGTCTTCGAGAGAGCTTTGAGAACCTCCATAAACGATTTTCCTTTTACCTCGTCGTATATGTCATACAGCTCATTTGCAAGAGCAGCGGACATATACTTAACACTCGTCAACCCCTTTGCTATTTCTTTTTTCTCCTTGTTAAAATAGAAGACATCTCTCGACGCGCCGAAACGAGGAGGTGTTACCTTAAATCCATATTCGGCGGCAAGCGTAGTGCCATTAATAACATCATCTTCATTAGCGGCGTTGTTAAGATATGCTGTGATGAACTCGCAAGGATAATAGCAACGAAGATATGCACAGAGGTATGATACCAAGCTATAGCTCACAGAGTGGTTGAAATTGAACGCATAAGACCCCGCATCTTTAATAACTTTCATGAACTCCATTGCTTCTTCTTCGGCTTCCGCTCTGGGTTTATCCGAGTGATTGCAATACCCGTCCAGAATTTTCGGGGTTATGGCTTCTATCTCATCAACTTTCTTTTTGGTTATCATCTTTCTTATTCGGTCACTCTCGCCTCCGGACATACCGCATATTTGCGTAAGGAAATTCATGACATCCTCTTGATAGACCAAATACCCGAGGTTATTTTTTAAAAGAGTATCTATTTCTTCACTGGGGTTTTTGTTCGGTATGCGCCCAACAAGCTTATCTCTATACGAAGCTCCACCGGGTCGCAGAGCCGCATTAACCAGCGTGAGTTCAAATATTGATTTAGGTTTGAATCTCTTCATTAGGCTATAGGCGAAACTGCTTTCAAACTGGAACAGAGCTATAGGACTTCTCAGCATATCATTCCAAACCCTTTGATCGTCAAAGTTCATTTCGCTCATATGGGGGTACGGAATACCAGCCATTTTACAAGCATCGTTTATAATTCCAATGTTTTTAAGTATCAGGAAATCAAATTTAACTGCTCCGACGACATGAAGCTCTTCCATATCGATAAAAGCGCAACGCTCTCCGTCTTTATCAAAGACGCCATAATTGTCCGTCAGTGTTATCGGACTGATAACTATACCTGCAGGATGAATTGACTGAGATATCTTTGTGTTTAAAAGCCCGTCATAATAGAAGAAAATATCGGGATGATTCTTCTTCGCCAAGTCTTCATCCATCAGGAACTCTTCAACAACCCCGTCAATGTTTCTCAATGAATACGGGTTGTCCGGCGAAAACTTATCGGACGGTTTGAACTGTTCTCCGCTCTTTTTCTCTTCCCAATACTTAGCCAGCGCATTTCCGATTCCTTTAATGGTCGCCTTTGCCTGAAGCGTTCCAAAGGCAGCTACTCGCGCCGTCTTCTCCGCCCCAAATCTATCAATTATGTACTGGAAGATTTTGGGTCTATCCTTATCTATGCAGTCGGTATCAATATCAGCCGGTTCAACTCTGTCTTCATGGCAGAATCTCGCAAACGCCGTATGCCACTGTTCGGGGTTGCAGTCAGTAATATCTGTCACAAAGGCAGTTCTCGATCCACTAACTGAACCTCGTCCGGGACCTATGGCAATGCCATGCTCCTTGCACCAGCATATCAATTCACTCTCGCAAAGCATAAAGCCGTTCATGCCGACTTTCTCGAAGATTTTTCTTTCTTCAGCCAGTGCGGCTCTGAACGCTTCTTCCTGTTCGGGCGGTATAACCCCCGTCTCAAGCTTCTCTTTAAACATTCGGTCAACACGCTCAGCTTCTATTCGGCTATCCTCTTCAGCCGACCCGTACAGTATCGGGTATTTAATAGATGTATCAAGCTCGAACGGCTCTACCATATCAGCCATTACAAGCGTGTTGTCCATAGCCTGTCTGTAAAGCTCGGGAGGTAGAACGCCCTGCTTTGCAAATGCAGCGTCCAACTCCTCACGGGACTTATATGTGAGGTCGTATGTATCTTCGTCGCCGTAGGACTTGTTTTTATATTTAAGCAATATCTTGCGGCACTCGGCTTTATATTTGTCAAGCGAGTGAGTATCGGTTCCTGCTATCAGCGGTTTACTGTACTTCTTCGCAAGCTCCGCCAAATGCACATTAAAGTCTCTCTGCTCCTGACAATCGTGAGCCTGAATCTCAAGGAAGTCATATCGCTTAATAAGACTCTCGTACATCGGATGGTCTACGGGAAGCTTATTTAGAGGACTTGCAAGACATGCGCTCGTCGTGATAATGTTGTTGGATAGCTTCAGAAACTCGTCAAAACTCAATCTATTTACATAATAAAAGTGGTCTTTATCGCATGATTTCGACACTGCAAGGTTGAGTTCTTTCACACCCTGTTCGTTTCGAGCTATAAGCACCGTATGGTAGTTGTCTCTGACCTTTTCATTAAGGCTTTCAGTGAGGTATATCTCAACGCCGTGAATGTATTTAATTCCTTTTTCATCACAATACATCTTTTTCTTGACCCAGTTGAGTGGTTTTCCGTGTTCGCTGAACGCTATAGCTGGTTGTCCAAGTTCAGCGGCTCTGTCGATATACAGCTTGTAGCCTGTGCAACTGTCCAGCAGACTGTTATCACTATGTAGATGATAAATTACTAAGTTGTCTGTCAACCAAACACCTCCTCGTCCATATCTTCGTCATAAGCAGGAGTGCCGTAAGGCAGCTCCGCACTTGTCACGCCGTCGGCGACTTCCCACCCATAAGCATGGGCAAGATTCTGCGGCGTTGTGTAGAATCTCTTACTCGGGTTGTCGTAGTACAGAGCAAATTCCTTGTTGTTCGCACTACCATATCGGTCTTTGAGAACTTCAAGGACAACACTGCCTTTCATGGGCGGCGTAATGAACTTGCCGTTTCTGCCAACAACACCCTTTTTATCTTTAGGTGATACTCGGTACAGCGATATAACACGCTGTGCAAGGTTGGCAGCGGCAGCAACGCCCTGTAGGTCAAAGATGCTCATCTTGCGTACCTGCTCCATTTTCTTCGGGTGAATAACCACAAAGCAAGCTACATTCCATCGTTTCGCAAAGTCAATGATTTGTCTTATAAAATCCTCCTGCTTAGTCCACTTTGAGTTATCGTCGCACGACAGATCCACAGATGTGAGATTGTCGAAGAATACCGTTTTTACTCCAAGCCTTCTTACCGCACTTTCCGCCGTCGCGAGGAGGTCTTCGGTCTTATGCGAGAACGAATCTTTGTAGAAGTAAAGCTGTCCGCGATAATAGGAATTGATTTTTCTGTACACATCAGACTTGATTCTGTAATACTTGCCGTGTTCGCCCTGCACTTCTTCAAGCCCCCGCTGTCCTGCGTGAACAAAGTCAATCCAGTTTTTCAACGACGGGTTTGAAAGCTCTCCGCTGTATATAAAACAAGGATAGCCCTGCTCTATAGATCGGCATACAAGCGTCGATATCAGAGAGCTTTTACCCGCAGAAGCTATTCCGGTTATGAGCGTTGTAGAACCCATATAGTTCTTGCCGAGAGCAGCGTCCAAATCTTCAAAGCCCGTTGTAAATCCCTCGACATCCGACATATCAAATCTCTTTACTTCGGTGTAATCGACTATCGCGGGAATCTCAGACTCTTTCGCGTTATTGATTATATCTCTGACCGCCTCTTTCCCCTCAAAGAACAGCAGTTCGTTTATGTCTTTTATGCGAACTTTCTCGCCGTCTGCATTGGTGTGAGACAATGGGATTTCTGCAACCTTGACACGATATTCGCCCAACCTCGGAGCAACTTTCTTTATGTATTCCTCGCCGCTTCTGTCGTTGTCGTGGACAAGGATGATTTCGTCAAACTCTTGCAGAAAATCCCAGCACTCTTCAATCCACTTCGTATTCTGGTCGCCGCCGTTAATGCTTACGGAGTTGTAAAAACCGCACTCAATGAGTGCGGCACAGTCGCCTTCGCCGGTACATATTATCAACGGCTGAGTGGTATTTATTTTATTGATGTTGTAAAGGACATTACAGCAATCGCTGTTTTCGAGATACCATATCTTAAGTTCGCCGTGAGGCACTGCGCGTGACTTGCGGACTTTACACATTACGAGCACGTCATTTAGGTCGAAATACTGGAACAAGGTATTTCCTTTTTCATCCTGCTGTATATTCAGATAATCTATTGTTTCAGGTGATATTTTTCTCTTTCGCCAATACTTATACACCTCTTCTTTGTTGTCGGCGTACTTGGGCTTGGGGTATTTGTATGCCCTGTCTTTTGTTCCGCGCTCTGCGAATGAATACTGTATACCCGCCTCATCAAAAAGCATCTCACACGCTTCAAGAAAAGTACACTTCTTGGATGTGATATAGGCATCTATGATGTCACAGGTAAAGCCACACGCAAAGCAATGAAAAGAATAAGTCTTGGGGTTATACGAGCACGACGGATTCTTGTCTATGTGTTCGGGGTTCGGGCAACACCCGACTCTTCTTGAGGGATTCCAGTTCGTAATATCGAGCAACTCAACCATAATCTCAGCATTTCTATCCCCTAATTTCTCTTTCGCTCTTTGAATATCGCTTTTTAATACCTGTATAAATCATCAACCTCCTTTACTTTATGCTACTTCGTCGCCGTCTCCCCACAGCATTTTAGTCTCATGTCGCACAGATATTGGCAATAAAAATCATCCGGTCGGCTTTCAAACTCACCGCAATCCCGGATTTCCTTTACCGTCTCCTGCATCCAGTTTATTGCTTCGTAATAGTCGTCAATGTTGAACTTGATATCCACATCTTTGCTGTTACGGAACATATGGAATCTCAGTAGATCGGGAAACTTACCATATCTCAGCTTGACATAAATTGAATATATGTATAACTGTCTCGCGTACTTCTTCTGCTCGGCGGGGTTTTTAAATTTTGCTTTTGATTTCCAGTCGTGAACTACCAACCGTCCCGCCGAGTCTATGTATATAAGGTCTATAAAGCCCTGAATGATGAAGCTGTCTCTTCCGTCCGCCGCCGTAATTGGCTCCTCGAAGCGTTCTTCTACACCGAGTATCTCTTCCGCATCCACGCCCTCGAAGTTTGACAAAAACTGTACGCCGTCGTCGTAATATTTCTTACTTAAGTCAGTGTATTTGTTGGGTGGAAATTCCTGAGTTACACGGTCGAAAAACTTATCTTCATATTCACCCAGCAACTCATACTCGGCAAGTTCATCTTTGCCCCAGCGTTCGAGCAGGGAGTGAACGAAACTTCCGTACTGTGCGAAAGCATTATTTTCTCCCTGCTCACGAGCTATATATGTATACCAATATTGCAGCGGACACTGATGGAAAGAAGACAACTTAGAAAAGCTGTATTTTTCCATATGTCTCATCAGAACGGCAGATCGTCGTCGTCAGTAGCGACATCAACATTTGCTTTCTTCGTGCTCGCCTTTGCTCTCGGTTCAGAGCTGCCGTTGGAAGTTGACTTGGACTCAACGAAGCAGACCTCATCAGCAAGGATATATGTCACACTTCTGTTCTCGCCGTCCTTGTTCTTATACGAGTCTGTACGAATGGAACCTCTGACACCTATCTTAGAACCCTTGCCGAAATACTTTTCGATAAAATCGGCGGTTGAGTTCCACGCCCTAACACGGATGAAGTCTGCTTCGTCTTCTGCGTCCTTTCTCTTGGGACGATTGATAGCTACAGTGAAATTCGCCACTCTGTTGTCTGTGTTACCTGCGGTTCTTATTTCTACGTCGCCCGTAAGTCTACCGATGATTGTTACATTATTCTCTACCATAAATAATTAATCCTCCTTATTTTTAAGGGCTACAAGCTCCTTATAAACATCTGTCGCTACCTCAAAGTCAGTTATCTTATTATAGTTTGCACTACCCGAAACTGACTTGATGGTGTCTGAAATCGTTTTCTTCGCCACGCCGCTGTCTGCAAGTTCTTTAGCGAGTTTGTTAATGCTGTCTATAGCCTTTTCTATCTTAGACTTCTCAGCCACAGGAACATCTGCAACCAGCTCTTCCTCTGCGGCGGATTTATTAACCGGCTTCGGAGCGGGAGCGTCGCCAGCGTTTGCCCAGTCAAACAGAGCCTTGCCGTCGCGCTCGGTCAGCACATCGTATCTGCCCTCGAAGAGATGTGTATTATCTTTCTGAGCTTCCGCTATGTGGGTGTCCTGCGCGATATTAAAGGTTAGAGTGTAGTTGTACTCCGTGTTATCTCTCTGCTTGTAGCCCATACCGACTTTCTTAGGAACCTGTTTTCCGTTTCTATCCTCAAGAACATAAGTGTCCTTGCCTCTAACAGTGGATATAATATGTATGGGAGACTGAAGAACCTTTTCCATAAAGGCATCATGTCTCGGAGTTACCTTACCCCAGTTGGTATAAGAATTGCCCGGCATCTTGTCGTGATAATCAACACAGTAATCCCATTCATGAGTTATGCTGTCGATAACAAGAGCCTTATATCCGCCGTCAACCGCATCCTCAATAGCCTGAATGTATTTCTCGGGAGTATATGGAGCCTGAAGCTGAAGGTCGTCGAAATCGAACTCATTTGCGTAATATCTTATACGACCATTCTCCGTGTCGATTGCGGCAACTCTACCACCCGCAGCGGTGGCTATGCCCTTCGCCAGTCTCAGCGCCGAAAAAGTCTTACCGCTTCCACTTGGACCAGCAAGCAGCACCTTAAGCCAAATCTGTTCTCTTTTTGCTTTCTGAAATCCCATTTGTTTTACTCCTTTTCATTTTTATTATTAAAACCATTTCGGATTTTAACCATAATTCTCTTCAATGCCCTCATCGAACACTTCGTTAATGAGGTTTATTAGATAAGTCTCATCGACCTTTTGCCCCTCCTCTTGCAGTGCGCCCACCTTATTTATAACAGCGCCAAAATACGCGCTGTCAACCCCGATAAGCTGTTCTTCAAAAACATGAAGATTAGTAAGATCGAGAGCGTTAAGCTGTAGTATCATTTTGACATATTGCCCTGCATTTATATTCCATCCGCGCTTTAAAAACTTTCGCGCACGAATTACCGAGCAAAGCGGATATTTACTACCGATGTAATAGAGTTCTTTATTAATAATAGCCTCAAGAGCTCTCGGCGGCGTAACTAATGCGTTATTCCAGCTCGTCCAATATGAAGTACAATGGACGAAATCATAGTTCTTATGTATCTCTTCGGGTTCTCCGTAAAATCTAAGTACAATCTGAACTCCATTTTTTAGTGTAATAGCATTATTTGTAATAAATATCGGACTGTATGGCGGTAAGTCGTCAACCGAAATTTTGGTGCTCTTCTTCAACTCGTCGCCTATTAACGCCATCGCTCTGCGATATTGGGCATCAGTTTCCTCGTGAGGAATATAGTCAACGCCAACTGCTCCGACACTACGAACGAAAACACGCACCCTCTCATCGTCTCGCTTCTTATCGTTTTCTTTTAATACAGTCCATCTCTCTGACGATTTGTTCCAATAACACCTCTGTACAGTAGGCTTTACGCCTTTATCATCAAGTTTCTCCTCGACAAATTCAGTATATTTTTTGACATAATATTCCGCCACCTGTATTAACGCTTTTTCGTTTCTGAAATATACGTCATAATCATGCGGCTTCTCGTCTTGAAGAAGCGACACAATCGCACCGCCAGTTATAATAGCATTGTCGCTAATAGCATCTTTTATGGTTTCGTCATCAACACTCGACACCCAGTCACCTATTTTTCTTTTAAGGTGTACTTTAATGTTTTTGCCCTGCATAGCTTCACCACCTTACAGCCCAAGTATTTTCTCGATGAACACAAGAATTGCTTTACCATAAAGACCAATCAGATTAAGAATATTAAAAAGAAATGCGTTAATCATTATCGTTTCCCTCCTCACTTCTGAATCATTATCGAACTTCCGTCGTCGCCGGTCATTACACTCGGGAGTTTTCCATCCCACTTCTCTATGTATTTTTCTTTAAGAATCTTGTCTGTCAGGGACTTCTCAAGAGTGTCATTAGCTTCAGCTTCAGCTTTCGATTTTATGAGCTTCGCCTCTGCATCTGCTTTTGCCTTATCCACAGCCTTTTTATTCTCGATTTCCTGCTGTTCTGCCGCAAGCTGAGCCTGCTGTTTTGATGCTATCGCCACCTGATATGACTCGTCAAAGTCAATGTCGCTTACCGTCACTTTGAGTATCGCGACAACATCCTCGCCGTACTTCTCATTTATAGAAGCCTGAAGATTTTTCATAATCAGCGGTTCAACTATTGAGCGGTTTGTCGCGTCGGTATCGCTAAGCACTTTGCTACTGGACTTAATAGCTGAAGCAACTATATTTTCGGACACCAGAGAGTTCTTATAGTCTGAGACATTGGCATAGATCCACGCCGATCTATCGGGATTAATCTGATAAGTAACAGTCACACCCGCATAGTAAATTGCTGTTCTGCTTTCAGTCTCCGACCAGATTTTGTCGCCGCCGAACTGCGCGTCCTGCTGTTTGTTATTTACGAGCTTTATGCTCTGAACAATGGGCACTTTCCAGTTGAAACCACTATGTACAGGCTGGTCGCTTATCTGACCGAGCGTCGTTCTCACTCCCGTATATCCAGTCGGTACAATAGCTGCTGAAGCTGAGAGTATGAACAGACATATCGCCAGCACAAAACTTACTATAGGAGTTGCCGCCGGAATGTCGTCTCCGTATTCTCTCTTTCTGTAAGCTAAAATCACACCTACAGCCGCAAGAACCGCAGCTATAACTATCATTACAATATTAAATATCATTTGATTTCCTCCTTGATTTTAAATCCATCTAATTTTCGGTTCACCCTTGAACCCCTTTTCCCAAACAAACCACGCATACGCCACAGCACTCGACTCAGCTTTACTAAAGTCGCCGTTCTTAGCACAGTTCACTCTGCCGGAGAATACATACACATATTTCGGTGGAGCTTTATCAAACAATTCCCGTCTTGCCTTGCCTTCAAGAAATGTGACCTTGAGGAACATAGCTATTTTAGTTGAATCCATAGATAACTTTAAGGCTTTCTCTATAAATTCCTTGGCATATTTGTACGGCGGGTTCGTGATAATGTCGCGTGGTATATATTTTGTGGGATGAGGTTTGGTCCTCAAAAAGTTCGCCACATATGTATTCGGATAACCCCTATCCACAATGTCGCTCGACAGAACGTCGTAGCCGTGAGCCTCCAACACTTTTGATATGTGTCCTCCACCACAAGCCGGCTCCCACACATAGTGAGAGAATTTCTCTCGTTTCAGCAGCTCCTCAACTGCTTTCGGGTCAGTCGCGTAGTAGTCGTCGTCTGCCCTGCTTTCATTTGAGTGGTTTGACGCTCCGATGATTTTGTATACGGAATTTGCGTCTCCACTCCAATCCTGAGCCATTTCATTTCCCCTTTCGTTTTCAATTTTCAAATCAAAACCCGATTCCTTTTGGGTTAAACTTATGCTCCCTTCAAACTCGACAAGAATTTGTTAATAAGATAAGTCTGACCCTTACCTGTAACTTTGGGCGTCTTCGAGATATCCACCGTGCCGTCGGGTCTGTAGAAAGTCGATATCTTAACCTCGAACAGTCCTAAGTCCATCGACTTCTGCGTCGGCATATTCTTTCTATCGCCCGACTTTATCAGATAATCATTCACTCTCAGCCACGAGAAGAGACGATTCTGCCCGATGTCAACGCCATTCTGCTTTATGAGCTTTGCAAGGTCGCCAACCGGAATAGATGTCTTCGAGCCTTCCACCGCTTCAGCAAACAGCACCTTCGGAGCCTGAGCCTTTAACTGATTTGCCATGCGTTTTGTTTCGTTGAGCATAAGCGTAATAGCTTCTCGCCCATATGTATTGCAGTCCGCAAAGTAGTAATCGACGAACTGCTTCGTGTCGTTCACATAGCCGCCTGTCTTGCGGATAACAGGCAGGACTTCGGCGGTTATCCAATGCTTAAACTCTTTTGCTTTCGGGAGCTTGCTTGAGAGGATAAGACTGTAAAGACCAGACTCGTTGATAAAGACTACTTCGCGGTTCTGACCTGACAGAACGATTCGTTCTGTCAGCTTATCTTCGTTGTCAACATGGTCGCGAATAGCCTTTTGGGTGTTCGTATATCCCAGAGCCGTTGCTACATCCTTGCCGATAAAATACGGCTCGCCGTCGATTTCAAGCGCTCTGACATTTCCAAGCTCTTCGTTCGTAAATAATGTCATTTTGTTCTCGTCCATTAAATTCCTCCTTTGATTTTCGTTTCTATTTCTTCCGCGAATCTTTTGAATCTCGGCAAAACCGCAACCCTCAGCGCGTCGTCGAGTTTATAGTAGATTGCTATTGGTTCGCCACACTGACTGCACCGAACAACATAACCGACAAACTCCATGTTGTTTACACATTTCCGAGGCACAACCTCGTGAGCTATTAGAGTGAGAAGCTTAGACTTCCTCATTTCTTCTCCTCCTATACATCAAAAGCTCACTACCATATTTGTTTCTCACATATTCCCTACGGCTAACTCCGTATTTCTTCTGTATGTATCTGTCTACAAACTGCCTTTCGTTGTAGAGCTGCTGTTCGGTCTTGTAGAACCGACACCCGCCATATTCGCACAGCTTTTCTGTAAGCACAGCGCAGCAGCTTCCTCTGTCCGCAAAACATTTATGTCTATTCATAAAGACCTCCAAATTTATTTAGATTGTTTAGAACCTTTTGCGTATAGTGCGTAGAGTGAACACCCTGTCGCCACAGCCGCTTTGCACCACCCTCGCCGCAGTTGTAAGCCATCAGCGCATCTGCAAGTGAATAACGCTTCAGATACCCGCTAAGGATGTACACGCCGCTTTCGATGTTCTGTGCTGGATCGAATAAATCTGTGATACCCAACTCGTCTGTAAGCCACGATACATTACAAGCGTTGATTTGCATCAAACCGTAGTCGTTGGTTGCGCTAATCAAAGTCGGATTGAAATTGCTCTCCGTTTTGATAACTGCTTTGATAAGAGTCGCCGAGACGCCGTACTTCTCGGCAATCTCGGCGATTATATCGTCATATTTTGTCTTTGAATCGGTGGGTTTTTGTTGCTCTGTGGTAGAGGCGATTTCTGTTTCGGATTCAATTTCCGTTTTCAAATCCAAAACCGATTCGTTTTCAGTTTCGATTTTAACTACCTCTGCGCTCGGAGCTTCTACCGGCAAGGCATTACCGACCATAAGAAACGCTCCTATACTCAGCACCAGAGCAAACGAAAGACCTTTTATTATTTTTGAATTTGACTTATACATAGGCATTAATTGTTATGTTGTAAATGTCCCTGTCCGTGCCAAAGTCGAGTATGTCCTCCATATCAGAGGCAAGTCTAACTTTCTCGACACGATATGTATGATTGAAAGGCGTTGTACTGCGTCCCCGATTCTTGACGCAGTTCCATATATCCCAAGTAGAGACGCCAATCTCTTCGGCGAGCTCTCGCATCGTGTCGCCCATAGCAAACGGAAGCTCATAATCGTCGTCGTCAACGGCAATGTAAACAATTTTAGGTTTCTGCATAATAAATTCCTCCTATTTTCTCGTTGACATTCAACCGCCCTTGTGTTATAATGACAATGGCAGGACTATGCCCCTATAAAAACACGCCAGTGTTTAGTATAAGAGCATACGAATGTCGTTCCTCCTCATCGAATTGGGAAGCCGTCGCCAAACGCTTTTACCCTTTCGTGGGGAGTCTTCTTTTTTAGTCTTCTATTCCGCACAAAGACCGTATTTCTTCTACCGCATCAGTTATTATATCAAACTGTTCGCGGACATCTTCCACAAAGTCTTCTGCGTCCATATGTTTTTGAGAACCTTTCAGATTCTCCGCCCAACCATCGAGTCGATCCTCTTCGTCATCTAAGATGTCGTTTGCAAATTCGACCCTATCGTTTATGTATCGAGCAGCTCTCGCGAGTGCTCTCTTGTTCTTACGAGTCAAGTATATCACCTCACTTTGTTGATTTACCAAAAACCATGAAAATAATTTACGCAACTTGTTTTTCAAACATTTCTTTGCAAAGCTCGTAAATTTCATTGTTGGAGACCTGTTTTGAAGTAACCAGCTCGTTTATGTCTGTCTTTCCGAGGACGAAATCTGATACCGCCTTTCTTGCTTCGTCGTATCTGAGGATTGTGTCTTTGAGGTAGCTCATCGTAATTCTTACATCTGAATGTCCGAGCATACCCTGCAAGTCTCTCATAGCATAATCATTCGCCCCGCCGTCGTGGACACACAGCACTATATTGGCAAATGATTTTCTCATTGTATGGGAAGAAATGTGTATCGGCAGTCCTGCTTCCTTTCCCGCGCTTTTGAGATATCGTGAATAGCTTTGCTCCTGTAGTCTCCCGCCGTTGTTCTTCGAGAAGATATAATCATCGGGAGAACAGTTGCGTCCGCCGAGCCACTTGCGATATTCTGTAAGCGTTTCCTTTATCGCATCCGAAATGAAACACCGATTGATTTTAGATGTCTTGCTCTCTACTACGGGTATACGGTCTCTGAACTCGCCGTCGTCATCTATGATCCAACCCCATTTTAATTTAACGAGGTCGCTTGCTCTAAGACCGAAGCAAATGCCGCAACGGAACATAGCCCAGTTTCGTATTCCCATTCGTCCTGTGTTTTTAAGCTTATCCAGTACAACACACATTTCATCATAGGAACGAATCGAATCCGCCGCATGAGCTATTGGAACGCCGTCCGATTTTACACCGGACAGCAACCGCTCTTGCTTTTTCTCTTGTTCTAATCGCCGATTTGCTTTTCGCTCCTTTTCTGAAAATTCATTTTGAATCCGATTTGTTTCCCACAAGGATTTATATCTGTCTCGCTCTTCTGCTGTTTCGCGGAGGAGCTTTTTTAATCTTGCGTTCTGGGCTTTTAGGCTATCAATAAGTATGTCTTTATTAACATCAACACTGGTTATCTGACCCAATTCTGACGCTCCTTCCAAGCATTATACACTCGATTGAAATTGCCCTGAATACTGATAGGATAACCGCGATAACCCTGACGCCTTATCTCACGCTCTGCAAGAAGCTCAATCCACCAGTAAAGTACCTCTGGATCGCTCTCAAGAGCAGGAAGATATTCTTCCGGGAAATGAGTGTTATCACCTCTGTGCCATTCAGATTCATATTTATCTCTTAAATTTCCCCTCATCTCCGCAGGCGGTGCGGGATTTGCCGCAATGCGCTGCCGCGCTCTATCTATTTCGTCCCAACGCTCTTTAACATCGGCTCCAACAAACACCGCCGAAGCACCAATCAGACCAAGAAATGAACCCAAAAATCCCATTTTACAAATTTCTCCTTTCATTAATCGAACTTTAGTCGAACATTTGTTCCGTTTACATTTTTTATTATAGTCCTAAAAAATTCTCTTGTCAACAGGGAATTTTTTCCAGTTGTAAGTTGTCACTTTTATCGGACACTCAAATCATTTTCCTTTATGAGTCGAGCCGCTATAACAGGACTCAGCTTAACCGTCGGCAAAGTAATTTTGCTTGCACCATTGCTCCAAGTTTGATGGCTACCGCAACACCTCACCTCCTTATAGCCGTTATCCCGTAAAATTCTCTTAAACTCTTTTACTTTGAATTGAGTCAATCTGACATACACACCTCCACAACAGCATAATTTCCAAACTGTTCACACTCCTTATCGAATAGATAATTTAATAGCTCTGCAAAGTCATTTCCTTTTCCGGCATATCCAAGCTTATTTGCGCTGTCCCGAATTGATTTCATCTTAGGACACGACTCGCAGCTATGTATTGAGCAGAGCTTGCTTCCGATACCAGAACAAGCCACAAACTCATCTCCATTTTTCGTTTTTGCTACTACTGTTTGATGTTCCATTTTCCCCTCCAATTAACAGCCGCACACTACTTTTATTTTTCTTGTTATATCCGTCATAACTGATTCGTCGGTGATTTTACCCACTCTCCTTCCTAATCTCGATTTGTCTACCACTCTCAGTTGTTCACATAACGCTTCCGACTCATCTCTTACGCCCTGCTTACTTGTTATTTTGACGTGCGTCGTCGCCATAGACGGTTTTATTTTTGTCGATAAAGGCACGATAACCGTCGTCGGCGAGTGGGCATTTCCCACATCGTTTTGCACTATAATCGCAGGTCTTGTGTTCCGTTGTTCAGACCCCACTCCGTCCAGCGAAACCAAGTAGATTTCTCCTCTCTTAATTATTTTAATCTTCCTCTCCCATATTATTTTTTACTTACGATAGCTCAGATGCTATCATACACCTCAACGATTTCTATTCCTAACTTCCGTATAACAGCTTCGGTGAAATTGTTTTTCATTTTCTCTTGAAGTCGAGTTTTACTTGTACTTCTGCCATAGATTACTCCATGCTTGTCCATTATGTAGTAGTATATTTCTTCAGCCATCCTGTACCTCATCTCTAATTGCTTCTATTCGGTACGGCTCGTTGTACCGAATACCGTCTATTATCTCATCAACAAATTCATCATCAGCGAGCGACATATTAGCCAACAGATCAATAAGCTCGATAGCTTTATCACAGATTTTTACTTTGATATTCATTTACATTCTCCTTTTGTTTTCGTTTTTTAAATCAGAATCCAATTCCTTCTGGACTCCATTTTCTTGTCGTCTACCCGCTCCGTACTGAAACTCACACTCGCCGGGTCGTCTCACACATACATTTCCGTCCATATGCTCACAGTACACGCCGGTAAAAGCTCGTCTGCAATATGTCGTGTTCAGCACCATAAACTCGTCACCATCTTTCTCACGCCTTTGCTTCTACCTTTTCGTCACTCATTACCGCCGATGTCACCGCCGCGCACGGCTTCCAACAATTACCGTTGTGTGCGCAGTTTTTGCAATATGTTTTCAACACTTCATACACCGTCATATCACGCCACCTCCGAATTTGTTTTAAATTCGCTAAGAGCTCTCACTACAGCTTTGTATGTATCACTCTCTACTGCCTTATCAACCGTACTAAGCAGCTCTGCGTTAAGAGCGGCGAGCGCTTTCATCCTTGTGTCATATTTTTTAGGAATCCTCATACCGGAAGCAACATCGGTTACGTACCATCCGTCACTCCGCTTATCAAAACCAAATTCGATTTCTCTTCCTCGTGGAGTTCTTACTACCTGTCCATAACCGCTAATCCGCTCAAAGTGATTAAGGGTCTTAGGGTCGTTTCTGATAGATATCGCTGTGTAAAAGTCAAGTTTATACATTTTTGTTTTCCTTTCTTATTCTATCTCATCCTTAAGAAGCGTTTTTATATTATTAAGCGTAAACTTACACTCGTATTCATCACCCCACCAGTCACTACTGGTTTCTTTGGCTGTCTGGATCATATATTGGAACTTATCTGTTTCCATAAAGTCTAACACTCTATCTATTGCTTCTATGGTTCTACATTTTTCATATGTTTCAAAATTCATTTTCATTTACCTCCAACTCTTAATCAGTTATGTCACCGTCTATTAGCCGTTCAGCCGTCATAGTGTCATACTTAATATCCGCACACGCAAACTCGGGATTGTGCCCCACCGCATCCGCCGACACCCAAACCAACCACCTATTAGCCGCTTCTCTCTTCGCCGTCTCTTTGTCGTCTGCTTCAATCTCATATGTAACTCGTCCTGAATAATTGAACTGTACAAGATATTCCATTTCGTTTTCCTTTCTTAAATAAAATCTACTATGAGTATACTGTCACCCATAACTACATCAAAACACCTTAGTGTGTCTAATATCGTTTCAATACTCCTCCGGCAACAGCATGGTCGTTACATTACCCTCGTCGCCGAAGTCTGTGATTATCCAAATCTCGCCCTTACTTGTGTTATATGCGGCGAGCGTTCGTCCATCGCCTACCCGAACCGCCTCGTCGTTTAAAGCCTTGTCCTCTTCAGGGATATCACCCCAATCGCACTTTGTGTATCGTCCGAAAGCGTCGAGCAGCTCCTCGCAAATTTTACCGTCACCGAGTATATTTGCTATACCCGGCGTCATGACCTGCATTCCTAAATCAAATTTCAATTCCATTCCAAATTCAATTCCTTTCTATTAATCACACTCAACAAACTCGCCGTTTTTAAGGGTGTACCAAGTATCAGCTTTAATTTTTTCTCCGTCCACTATTGCTGCCTTGATATTATTTAGCGGATAGTTCTTTCCGCCCCAACTGGTTCGTTCCACAAGAACTATCGCCGAACCGAGACCGGCTTTTGCTCTCGATTGGGTGCCTGTCGCTATTGCGATAGAGCCGGCGTTCTTGACAGATGCCTCTCCATGGCTGCCTGTGTTTAAAGCTATTGACTGATCGCCGCTATTTATAGCTGCTGACTGGCGACCTGTACTTATTGCCACCGAGCTTGCACCATTACTTGCTGTAACTGAATATGCATTCATTTTTATATCTCCTTTCTGTTTATTTTTTTTAACATCTATCTCTGTTCGGGCAAGTATCACAATCGTAACGCACCCAATGTCCGTCGTCGTCTTTATCCATACATTCATTCTCGCCCTTGAGTTCTACGTATATGTCGTATGCTTCGTCTGTCTTATCGTCTACGGGTTCATAATAAAAATCATAGTCTTCGTCTACACAGTTATCACTCCAGAACACACCAACATTACAACCGCAATCCTCGTCAGCCCATTCCCCTTCAAACCTAACATCGTTTATGCAGCATATTTCTGCAAGCTTATTGAGTACGGGTATAGGGCAGCTCCACGCCGTATCAAACCACAGCGTATTCTTGTTGTTGAGTGAGGAGTGTTGCGCGTTCCACTTCGTGCCCCAATTCGCCACACTCCAATCATACCAATTATTTGAGCCGTACAGCTCCCTCTCCCTCTTGCCTAAATCGCCGCGATAAATGTTGTCGGGCATTGGAATAATTTTGTTGAAGTCGATTTCAGACCCATTTCCTTTTATGTACTGAAGAACCCCGTCTATATTCTCCTGATTTCCGTGAAACACAATTCGATTTGTTACCCAATTTGGCATTTTAATTCTCCTTTTTGAATTAATATTATCGATAATCAAACATGGTTACGCGCCTCTTCTTATTACTTCGTAGTTTTTAGGGATTCTGTTTGCCGGCACATATGTATATTCATTTAAGTTCATCCAAAACGGACGACTAAACTGATACGCAGCTGGATGCTTTACTAACCGTTTTTCAGTACCGTCCCACAAAGTAAATTTGATTTCACTTCCGACCGGCAGATTGCTGAGTGCGTCTGGACTCTTTTTCTTCTTTATATTCTCATAACAACGCCCGCGCCACTCCTTCGCCCACTCATACTCCGTAGGGGTAAGCATATCAAGGATTCCTTTCGGGCAATCGTAGTAACCGGGACCAGCGCTCTCATCTATATCCTTATAAGAAAAGTTGAAATAGTCTTTGTTGTCAACGGACGTGAGCATTACCATTCCAAAAACACTTTCCTTTTCGGGTTTAGCTCCCGTTTTGAAAATGGTTTTCTTTACAGCGGCATAGTAAGTAGAGCCCACCATAGCAGATTTGAGCACTTCATATCTTCCCTTGTTGCCTACCATATCGCAATTCATTATGCTATCACACTCTGCTTTTCTATCTATTTTGCCGTTCTTATAGAACGACGCATGATAACTTGTCCATCCCATTTTAAAATTCCTCCTTGATTACTTCTTCAATTACATTATTGTTTTTGTCCATCCAGTATGTATTCGCGCCCAATTTTCTTTTCTTATATCCTTTGCTTAGCATTTGGTATTCCTACTCCGCTACTGGATCGTGCCATTGAAGTCCTCTTGCCTTATAGAGCGGAATCCAGTGTGCATCGTAGAAATTGTAACCCGCTCCGTCTATGCCAAAGAAATATCCGAACTCATCAGATTCGTAAATTCTAAATCCACATTTCGACATGATTTCGATTCCATTTTCTTCTTCAAGCCACCAATCATCTGCGGAGTCGCCAAACGACCACATTGTACCCCACATCGGAAGAGTATCATCGTACTCGACCTCAAAGTTGTCCACATCGACGGATACTATCGTTCCGTCATAGAGCTTGACGCACCAGAGGTCGGTTTCCTCGTCGTAGCTCTGAAGCTCGCCGGAGTACTCTAGAGTGTCCGTTTCGTCCGGCAAGTCGTAGACATACACTTGATCGCCGACGCTCGGCAATGTAACTTCTCTCCAATCATCAATATCTGCTCCCATCAGCTTCTCGATCATGCCCTGCGGGATTTCGTTCATTTCGTGAACCCAGCGTTCAGCCGCATCTCTGATTGTTAAACCATTTTTCATTTTCAATTCTCCTTTCCTTTTACTCTTCGACTTCACCGAACACGGACTCATAGCCATCCGCATCCATGTTCTCTTCAGCAAACACCTTTGCTTCATCGATACCGATCGGTGTGATTTTATTTTCCGTGTCCCAGCAATTCATGCCGCTGGATATTCGAGCTATAAAGAACTCACCGGTTTTCTTCTGATAAAGAGTTGTCCAACTGCTCGGCGTTCCGTTGCAGTAACTTGTTCTGTCGCAAATTTCCTTTGCAGTTTCTGTGTTGTACTTCTTTCCCTTGATAACCTTATTCATTTCATTTTCCTCCTGAATTTTAATTTAATTTCTGAATCATCGTTCTCGCCATATTATCTACAGCGATATAACTGGAAGCCGTCGCCAAACGCTTTTCATCTTCGGTTGTCAAACTCACACCCAATTCCTTTAGGACTTTGATTTTGTGTTTAACGAACCTTTTCATTCTGTCTTCTTCTGTCAATCGCAGCTCTCCTCCTTCTGTTTATGATTTTCTTCGCAAGCCATCGAGCTACGGTATCCTCCATCCGTTCCTCAAAAGCTATAATTTTACCCTCGTGCCACAGCGCATACAAAAACGCGACGACGAAGGCAATTTCAATTACAGTTGTGATTGCAAATCTCAACTCCATTTTGATTCCCTTTCTGATTTAAAATAAATTTGTACCGTTTTGTCTATACGCCTCATTCCATTTTCGCGCCAGTTCCTCCGCCTCTCTACGGCTTTCGCATAAATGGCATATATCAGCGTTGTATCTTTTAAGTATGGCGATTAAGTTATTACCCGTCGCTATCGTGTCGGCGAAGGCGAAATACTTTCCGTTTTCGGCAGTGACAACCACAACAAAAATCATTTTCATTTCAAATCTTCCACTCTCCGCATATGTTTCCGTTGCTGTCTATCACCTTGCCGTCTGTTCGCCCTTCGGCTACAGCTCTGCTTATTTGCCCAAAAATTCGGTCAAGCTCAGCCGCCGTGGCGTAGTAGTCGGCATATTCATTTTCCGCGTCACAGTCATGGAAAGCAGCGTTCCCAATTTTGATTTCGATTTTCATTTTGATCTCCTTTCAGAAATTAACCACCATTTTCGCGTTATGAACTGGACTCACCAATTTGCCTCATATTTCAAACACCTGCGGATTTGCTGTTGAACTTATTCGCTTAACAAATACAGAGCTTGTATCAAACACCTTTTTTGCTATGTACTCTGCCTCGTCGATATTTGTAGCAAAAACGATTATCTGTCTATCGCCCTCATATTTCCTATACGCCACAAATGTGTGCTTTGCAATAGCGGCATACGCCTCGTCATTCGTCATTTTTTCATTTCCTTTCTGATTTTAAATTTAGCAACCGAGTTTGGTTTCCCTTTCACGGCGGCTCTATCTTATATCACGACTTCGGTTATTTACCAAAATCTTTTAAAATTTTACGCCACATTTTCTTCGTATTAGCTAAAGCTATACTTCATACTCAACATAGATATCGCCGTTAGGCATATATACGCACGACCACACGCAGCCGCGCTCATACACAGCCCGTTCGGCTACACATATAGCATCATCGAGATTGTTGAAATGCTTTCCGATTACCAAACCGTTTTGCTTTTCAACTTCGACCCCATAGGTACTATAGCTCATGATTTCCTTTCCTCCTCTAATTTTATTCGCGCCGAATGACCGTCGCCCCAGCGCACCAATACAAGAGCGGATATGCTATTTCCGTAGATAATAATTCCACCCGTTATGTATGCCGTATACTTTTCGCCGTCGTTTTCAAAACGGATTTTCGTTTCAAATCCGACTTTCCATATCACTCCCTTTACAAACTTTTCGTATGACATAGTAAAATATTCGCTCCTTTCATTTTCATTTCGATTTTGTAGCATTTAGATTATGTTTTGAGAATAGAAACACTTCGGGAATATAATTTCATTACCAATTTCCGAAGTGATTTTTTTTAGTTTATTTCCTGCAATTCTTCGAGTATTTCATCTTCTCCGAATACGCGCTTTACTCCTTCCCATTCGTGACAACACGCCTTCCAGATCTTATAAGCGGTCTCGTTTCGCGTGAATCTGCCGAACTGATTTTCAATTTCAGTTTCATATCCGAATTCGCAACAGAAATCCTCGTACTCGCCGGGATTATATTTTGTTAAACACGCGAGAATGTCGTAGCAAGTCGGCGTGATGTTACGCTCCGTATTATAAACGGAATCCCAGAATATGACGCGCATAGCCTCGTCGGTATCGGTATTTTGGATATAGACCGAATAGCGATTTCGTTTTGAGTTTTCATTCCAAAGTCGATTTGCTTCACGATCTTTGAATGTGATACTCATTTTGATTTTGTTTCGTATCATAAAATCGCGGGCTTCTGTCTCATAGGTACTCACCATTCCAAACTCAACTCCTCGTAATAATATTTCTTGCCGTTTATTGTGACTTCCGGCTCGCCGTTTATAGCGGCGTCGTTCGAGTATTCACCCGCGAAAGCTATAGCTTCGTCGAGTGTAAAATCATGGTTAGTTACGATTTCATATACGGTTTCATTTCCGTTTTTGATTTTCATATTGATTTTCAAATCCTCTCTAATTTAGTTTCCAAACGCAAATCTTGCGCCGAACATAAACCCAGTTTTGTTGCGCGGGATATCCACGATATCAAAACACTTATCGGGCACAAATCGCAGCTTAATTCGCTCTGTAGGTGTGTAAAGCTCATCCGCAATTAGAATGTTTGCGTCGTGTATGCGCGGATTTTTATGCATCTGATCGTATTCCGGTTTAACTTTGTAATAGCGCATGGTTTTCAATTTCCTTTCTGATTTAGATTTTACTGTCTCGCCAGCACTGATAATAAGCATGTTCACACGCGCCCTTCAGCGTATCAAAACGCGGATAGATATAATAACCCGGCTCGATAACGGTGAAATCATCACCCTCGCGGTTGTATACAATCTCATAGCAATCGCCGACTTCAACCGAGATCTCTTTTTCTTTTGACTTTTTAATTCTATCTCGCACTATTACTTCGTGTGTGAACGCCTGAAGATTTTCATTCAGCATTTCAGCTATGGTTTCCTTTTCAAATCCCGAGAATCCGAGTATTATCATCGCGGAATTATTGTATGTGCGAATTGTTTTTTCGTCGGGCACAATGCCGCCTATAGGATCATATCCGGTTACGATTGTAACATCGGGCGTGATTTTATAGATCTTTGCTTCTATCCCGGCGCAGCCTGATTCATATATAACGGGCTTGCATCCGGCAAGCAATGCTTTTGCATTTTCTTTTACTGCTATAAATTCCATGTCAATTTCCTCTCTGATTTCGATTTAATTCCACGCTTTAAGAGTCTTTAAATAATCAATTTCGTCGCAGATCTCTGCGAATGCGGCAGCGTCGGTATGCATAACACCTCTGCCGTCATCCTTGAGCGCATTAATTTTCATCTGGACGCCGAAGTTCCACGCGCTCAGGGCGATCAGTACGGCATAGCAAGCGGTCATGATAGTTGCAATTATTGCATAGGTTTTTGTTTTCGTTTTCATTTTAAATTTCCTTTCTGTTTTCGATTTTGATTTTTAATTTTTGATTTAATTTCACTTTTGAGCGTAAAATTTTTTACGCGGACTTTTTGGCAGACTTCTTCGCGGACTTTTTAGGCGCGGCAGTTTCTTTTTTCGCCCTCTCGATCGCTTTATCGGCGGCGCGTTTTATGCGACGCTCTTCGCGGCGGGCAGCCTTCTCAGCTTCTATTTCTTCCGCGGTTTTATGCGCGACTTTATCGAGGCGATCTGCAATGAATTTCTCGAACGAGTTACGGAATGTTACTGCCGCATAGGGCAAAAATTCCTTCTTGTCGGCGTCGCGGTTGATTTTACGATATGAGCCGCAGAATGTTAGCAGTGATTCGAGATCATTTTTTTCGGCATGCAGTTTGATCCCCTTGCTTTTGTCTGTGAAAAATGCCAGTATAGCCTTGTAACGGTCAAAAACTTCGTCGGCGGTATGATCTCTATCTTCGTGCGCGGCTACGGCGTAGCGCGATACTGCGAGCCGTAAAGACTCAACGGCGTTTTTCCAATTGTCAATAACTTCGATGGCGTGCTTGTCGTTCTTGTACATTGTTGCGCTGATGGCGCGGGACTCTTTGCGGTTTTCTTTGATAGCGTTTTCAATTCTGAACATTTTTGTTTGCTCCCTTTAAAGTAAAATTTTTCGTGCTTTTTAGCACATAAAAGCGCACGAGCCGCAAAAGCTCATGCGCTCGACATCTGCTAAAAAAAACAATTATCTTCCGTCATTTCAGCGCGCTATTTGACAGTTTGCACGCTCCACGGGCACATTGTGCGCCCGCTCCGCTCTTCTCGCTTTTTCATTACCTCACGGCGGCGGTTACCTTCTGTTATAATTTTCGCCCACGGGCGCGCCCGTCACGGTGCGCGTCTGTACTGATAAGATACGACGCCCTTCCGTTCGTTCCTCCCATGCTCCGCTCTTGCCATTGAGCGGCTCCGCGCATAATAACAGCGACATGCGCGGCGCGTATGGTATAATCGTATCGGCGGCGGCTTTAAGCGTTCCCACGCTTGCGGCGTTGGAGCGTTCCCACGCTCCGCCGTTGCTCCGCTTCGCGATTATGTTTTCAAGGTTCAAGAAGGGCAAGCCCTGCGCCGCTTGACTTTTCGCGGCATTGTGTTTATAATCCTATATATACCGCTTGAACCGTGCGCGCCTTGCCTTCTTTATGGTAGATTAGCACCTTACCGCGCCTTTGCGGTCATCCGTCAGCTTGTCGGCGGCGGCTCTGCCGCTCTGCCGTGCCGTTCGGATGTCGGCGCGCCCTGTCCCTTGAGTACGCCCATATAATACCACGGTTTGGCGTGTTTATATACTCAAAAGAGAATAATAACAACATTTTATCATATTTGTAGGAAGTGACAACAAATGAATGAAAATAGTACCATTGAATTGTGCAATATAGCGATATATGATGCTCATGATATCGGTGAAAGAATAAAGAAAGAAGCATACACCCACGATATTACCATAAAAGAATTATCAACACGCGCGGGTATCGGCGAAAACTCTATACAACAAATGACAAAATACGGAAAAATGCCACGTGTGGACACGCTTGCGCGTATATGTGACGTGCTTAATATATCTATAGATGCACTACTCGAACGCCCCGCGCCTACACCTACACCCGCGCCGTCTAATCTGGATACGGCTATATCTACAGTAGCCGCCGCCGCTAACTTATCCGCCGACTATGTGCGCGGCGTGTTACGCTTGCCGCCGTCATGCGACAGTACCAACGATGATATATAATATTCTATAACAGCATAATACCTCGGCGCTCGTCTACGGGGCACGGCTACGCCGCGCTACGCTCTCGCAGACGGTCAGACGGTCTACGCGCTATAGGTATATATACTTACCTATAGAGCTATATATATAATACCTATACACACGGAATTTAACTTTTTGTGTATAGGTATTTTTTATTTTAGCATATAAGATGTAATTGACGTGTTGACGGTGATTAATTGACGTGTTGACGGCGTTGTAAATACAACAAAAAAAATAATGCTTATATAACACTAAAATATCATAGCTTGTATACCTCGAATATATAGGTATAATAAATCCATAAAATCCGCCTTTATAGATTATTCCCCGTAAGGGGGCTATTTTAAACCTAGAGCAGAAAAATAATCGTGAAAAACCGCTTAGTTAATCAACCCCACTCACACGTCGTCAAAATAGACCCTCAGAACTACACAAATCCCGCCCATAGTAGAGGGTATCTTCTACGGGTCAGGTAGATTGGTGCTTTTTAAAATTTTAAAAAAACTGGTAAAAGCCCGCTCTACGCACAAAGTTACCCCTACGAGCATCCGAGATAAAGATGTGGTACAGGCTAAAATCCCTAAAGTCCACCTTACGAGCGGTCTTTCGTTCGTGGTATAAGCCTATAGGGTTGGTATGTACAGGCTGACGTCTTCGAAGAAGGCTCCTACAAACTCTATATGTATACGATCGTCTTACGCGCCGAAGGGCGCGTTTTTTTTATTTATGTTTATCGCTACGCGCTAAGCTTCTACCCTCTACTTCTATTAATAATTTATTCATAAATTTAACCTTCAGATTTTGGTAAATCAGCTAACCTCGGGTGTAAGGTATATACATAACATGGTGGTACAGGCTACGGCGTAAGCCGTTTCAAGGCAAATCCGAGGTGAGCGACACTAATAAGGCGAACGGAAACGGAGCGCAGCGCAGTTAAAGGCTTGCTGAGTTCGCCTCAAGATGGAGCGAACCGAGGATGCAGTCTTCCTTTAGAAATAAGGCGAAGCCTTCCACCCGCCTACGGAGATGTTTGAGGGAGGCGTCAGCGGTATCTCCGAAGAGAAGTTAGCAAAGCTTGCGAAGAGAACTTCTCCCGAGGTGGTATAGCGTAGCCTCCCGCCTACTCCGTAGACGGAATTATGTGGCGAGCGGCACTGCGTTAGCGGTGTCGTGACCTTCACATAACACAAAATTGTTTTTTAAGAGAGGGGGTGCTCAGATGCCTTGATACACAAGGGCTGTGAGCCAGTTTGGAACCATTTTAAAAAAAAAAGTTCAAATAGGAGGAAAACACTATCAAAGTCAAAGTATGCGACGCGATTATGGGTACTGGTAAAACCGAAGCCGCCATTACCTATATGAACGAGCACAAGGAGAAGAAATTTATTTACATTACGCCATATCTGGCGGAGAGCAATCGTATCAAAGAGGGTTGCCCGGAGCTGCACTTCGTTGAGCCGAGCAACAAGCTAAGCGAATACCATTTTAGAAAGACGGAGCACACGGCGGCTCTTATAAGCGAGGGACGCAACATAACGACAACCCACGCCGCTTTCAGAAATTATAACCGTGATACGCTGGCGATGATTAGAGAGCTTGGCTATACCCTCATCATAGACGAGAGCTTGGATATTCTTATCGAGAGTCAAATGAAGACCAATGATGTCGGCGGGCTTGTCGCTACAGGCTTTTTAGAATCAGACGGCACGACATATCGGGCGACAGACAAGCTGTACGACTCAGGTAAATTTGAGGACGAGATGAAGATGTTCCGCTCCCGCGATATTTTGTGTGTTGATGGACAAAAGGGGCAGAAGCTTTATTACTGGGCTCTGCCGCAGGAGCTGTTGACCTCGTTCGACGAGGTGTTCGTGCTGACGTATTTGTTTACCGGACAGGCGCTTTGCTATTTTATGAAGATTTACAAAATCCCCTATACATATATAGGTGTGTCGCTAAAGGACGGCGTTTATCGCTTCTCGGATAGCACTGACTATGTACCGGAATACACAAAACATATTAAAGACCTTATACATATAGTAGAGTCGCCAAAGCTCAACCGTATAGGCGACCCGCCCCATGCGCTGTCTATGAATTGGTATCAGAGGCGCAAGGCTGGCGAAGACGGAGAGCTTAAAGCGGTTAAGAATCATATAGCCAACTGCTATAAGCACATATGGAAGAACTCACCTGCGGACGAGCGTATGTGGGGAACCTATAAGAGCGCCTGCAACAAGGTTAAGGGCAAAGGCTACACCAAGAGTTACGTCGTCTTCAACGAGAGGGCTACTAACTCATATATCAACAAGAGGTATCTTGCCTACGCCGTTAACCTGTTTATGAATGTCGCGGAGAGGCGTGTGTATGAGAAATTTGGTGTAGAGGTAGACCAAGATATGTACGCTCTTTCAACTATGTTGCAGTGGATATGGAGATCGGCTATAAGACGCGGGGAAGAGATATGGCTGTATGTGCCGAGCAGAAGAATGAGGACACTTTTAAAAGATTGGATGGAGAGGGTTCAGAATGGCGATAAAGACGAAGACGATTACGAGTAAGATATCTGTGAGTGAGCGAGAGACGCACATATATAGAAGTGACGACGGATGGATGATGGACAGCACCGTTCCGAAAGACTTCAATGCCGCGCTGCGTAAAGGCTGGACGCCTGTAGAGCAGACGGTCTATGAGGACGGGACGGTATGCGGAATGATGCTAAAGGCTATCCCCTCCGCAGTTACCATAAGAAAGAACGCCGCTCGAAGCGTCTCTGAGGAACAGAAACGCAAGGCGACGGCGGCGTTAGCGAAGTACAGAGCGGAGAAGTGATGTGGCTTTACAAAAAAAAAGAGGATAAGGGTGTAACGAAATGTGACACCCCTGTTGCTCAAAAATGAGCGATAGCGAGGGGCACCAAAGTGGAGACTCCCTGCAAATTATTAACATTAAATAAAGGAGAAAATGAAAATGAACGAACTGACAGTATTTAACAACGAGGAGTTTGGAGAAATCCGCACCATAACTATTGACGGCGAACCGTGGTTTGTAGCAGCAGATGTGTGTAGGGCGTTGGAAATCGGAAACCCTACTGACGCTACGCACCGCCTGGATGCCGATGAGAAGATGATTACCCTCGTTTCAATCGAGGGTAATAGGCGAGGCAATCCCAACATGACGGTGGTTAATGAGCCTGGGCTTTATACGCTTATTCTGAGCAGCCGCAAACCAGAAGCAAAAGCTTTCAAGCGATGGATAACTCATGACATCATTCCCACGATTCGTAAAACAGGCGGATATGTAAACGACGCCGCTCAGTTTATTGACAGCTATTTCGGTCAGCTCGATTCTGCGCAGAAACACGCACTAACGATGATATTTAATGAAAGCAAAAGAATGACCGCGCAACTCAAGGAACAGGCTCCCAAGGTAGACTTCTACGACACGTTTGTTAGCCCTAATAAATGTACAGGGCTTCGAGACACCGCCAAAGAACTTGGTATCTCTGAGCGTAAGTTTGTTAACTTTCTGATAGATGAAAAGTACCTGTATCGCACTCCAGCCAAACAGCTTCGTCCTTACGCAAAGAAGAGTAACGAGGGTTTATTCGAGACAAAAGATTGGTACACTAAGTCTGATATCGTATCGGTAAGGGTGTTCTTTACGCCGCAGGGCAAGCAGTTCTTTTATGAGAAGCTTATAGAAAAGGGGCTTATCGGCGCACCTATGGTATGCGCGTGAGAAGGGGGTTAGCTAATGGATTGTCCTATTCCTTTTGATACATACACAGAGGATATGTGGAATGGCAACAAGCCAAGCTGTAAAGGAGACGACTGGTTGATTAACGGAAAACCAGTCACGGCTGATAAATGGGAGTGCCGTTACGGCGGCGGCGAAACTATTAACGACCAAATTATGCAATGCAATTTTTGGATAAATCACAAAATAGGCATTCAGATTGCCCGTAACCATCTTTATATTATAGATATTAGGTACACTGGGCGCTCGGACTTTTGGGAATATAGTGACGATAAGGCTATGAAAATGCCGGGACCTCCGTGTTTCTCGGGGATACGAGTCCGACATCAACTTGAGCCAGAAAAAATCGAAAGAATCTTGAATACAAAAATTAAAAATTGTAAGTTTTGGGAATTGGTACAGGCGAGAGCTAAAGAATTATATAATGCGGGTATTGGGGCATAAACTACCCTACCGGGACACTTTAAACCGAAGTTTGTAATATATAGACAGCAAAACTCGGACGAAATGAGACATGGCTGATATTTTAGGGAAGAGGTGTGAACGGCATTTTACAGAAAGGATTAGAGAAAGAAGTTGAATAGAGGGTTTTGTGAGGGTTGCCCGTGGATTAACCGCTGCGGCAACGACGACAACGACTACCCCTGCCACGGCAGTTGGGATGAGGTCGCTTACATAGACTATGGAAATCAAGCCATAAATACGGATATGGATGAGGAGAATTAACTATAGGTAATACAATATATATACCGGGTATCGACGCTAAGGATATATACATAACAAATGAGCTGTACCCCGACACAGGTTATTCGTTGGTGGATAAAGACGGCAAGGTCAATTATAGGCGGTACGCCAACACCCTTGATTACAGCTTAGACCAGATTAAACTGCGCGAGGTTTACGAGAAAGTCTACCGCCGAACCAACTTTAGCTTCTATGGGAGAAAGAAAGAGTATACCTCCCGCGTGATAAATGTGACCTTCAAATACTCCGTCTCGGAGTTTAATAAAGCTGGAAGGAATAGATATATCCGTTTTGGTTGCAAGGACTCAGAGTTGAGCTTTAACGATTGCGTGGCTGTAAAGGACGGCGAGCTTGCCGGAATAATACTTGGACAGCCCGTAGAGCGTCCCGTACCAGACGAGATATTGGGCAAATATTTTGGGTTTGATGGAGGCGTATACACGCTTATCAAAACACCTAAGACGCTGAAGAGCACAGCGGAGCTGCGCAGGACACTGTATAATGACGGCTTTGTGTGTAATGGAGTAAGGTATGTCAGGTGGAAGAGGTCAAGCGGCAGTTCTCGCGTTGGCAAGTGTCTCTTTATTGACGAGAAGCTGTATGCTCGTATGCACAAGTGGGAGATGTGCGGACTGAAAGTCGCCGAGGGTGAAGAGGTAGACCTTGCTGCGCTTGAGTCATATATCTCTCTGCCGTCAAGCTCTATTATTGATATACTGGAAATAAACCCCGAGAACATTCTCGTGATAGACGACTACGAGAGCAAATTCTTCGATAGGGTTATGTCCGTCAGCGAAGATGGCGACCACCTAATCGCCGAAGAAAAAGACGAGCAGATAACCAACTCTATCTGGGACGGACAGGGGCTTATAGATGTATCAGCTATGGGCAAATACAGCGATAAGGGCATGATACTACTCCGCAATCTCTTCTTTAAATGCTGTTGCTTCAATACAAACTTGCAGCAGTGGTTTGCCGACCACGGCATAACAGAGGTGAGTCAGCTAAAGGGCTACACTAAAGCGAAGCGTGTGGAAGATATAAAGATAGTAACCACGCCGAGCAGCATCAAGTATCTGAAGTTCGGGACGATAAACGATTGGATGAAGCACATCGACAATACTTTTGGCGTTGTTAAGTATGATAAGCCGACTCACTTTTTTGACGGGCGTATGGTGCAGACGCATTATCAGCTTCTCAACAGCTTGCAGATGAACAAGGCTGAGACGGCGGCGTTCCTCAAGGAGACATTTGACTATATGACAGCTATCAGAACAGACCCCGCAGTTCTGCGCTACCATATCAAATATCCGATAGAAGACGAATTCGACATCTCCCCTGCCGAGTCGAAGAATGATGTTGTATATAAGCTTCTCGGTCTCAATGACAGATTTGCGCAGACGAAGCTTTATCATGACTTCAAGATAGATATTCTTAAGTCTTTTACAAAAAATCTTAGGCTCGGTCATGTGCTTGTCGAGGGCAATTACGAAACCTTGTTTGGCAATCCAATCGAGATGTTACAGGCGAGCATCGGCAAGTTCGACGGCGTGTCGGTGCTGGGTGTTGGCAACATACATACGAAGAGGTTCGGGTACGGGCAGAGGCTCGTAGGTTCGCGCAGCCCCCATATCTCAATGAGCAATGTGTGGGTTCCGACGAATGTGGAGTGTAGCGAGATCGACCGCTACTTTAATCTGACGAACGAGATAGTCTGTATAAACAGTATTGGTGAAAATGTCTTAAACGAATTGTCGGGTTGCGATCGATGAGGGTCGCCCCACGCGGTAACGCGTGGTGAAAAAACACGGTGAACCCAGAAATCTGGGGTGTGGTCGGAATAAGCCACCGACTGCTAACGGTAAACATCTAAATGGAGAATAAAAATAAGGAGATTTATTGAAAGAAGTTTGAAAACCCATATAAGTAAATCTATAAAAAACAGCACTCCCTTATTTGGGGTATACATTTAAAGTGGCTTAATATAAAAATCTTCTCCACAAGACAATACCGTGCCAAGCAGTGGTAGAAATATCACTGAAGGTGTAACGACTAAGAGATACGGGCTAAGTCTATTGATACGCCTATGAACTCTGTACTTATGCGGTGAAAATCCGCATTTTGGAAGTGCCGTGGACGTTGTAGCGACGTCAAGAGATAGTCTACTCCCCTAATAAATATCGGGAAACCGAGGGTGCAAAGGTTTGATTCAGATACCTCGCTTGTTACGGATAATCTTCACCTTATCAATGCCGCGCTTAAGAACGAAGGTAAGTTTTTGATAGCGGTTCCGGATGTCTCGTCCGTTAAGAAAAAACGCAGATACACTCACGACGAGCAGGTTGACCTTGATGTTAAAACGAGCAACAATCTTATAGGCGATATCATCAACCTCAGTCAGGAGCTCAATACCCGCATATGGGATGTCCTCAATCGCGGCGGCAGTTATAGTGATATTGAGGAAATATATAAAGATGTATGTATCTTGAATATTATGAGCGGCATTGAAATCGACAAAGCAAAGAAAGAGTTCAATATCAATAATGCTAAGGAGCTTCGCCGACTGCGTGATAAATATAAGATTGAGGGCGATGACGGAAGAGCCATTAAACCCAACTTCTTCAAGGCGAAGGATATCGGCAAAGGTTACTATGACCGCAAGCGAAAGAATTACAAGAAGCATTTGACGACCATGGATCATGTGCAGACTTGTATTAATTCGTACAGGGCTCAGAGAGAAGAGATAGGAAAGAAACAGGAGTACCTCCCCTTCTCCGCTCTTGTGGGTAATGGCATAGATGTTCATCGTAGACAGTACGAGAAAGTCACCCGCGTCATCAATGCCGTAACAGACATGACAAATGAGATAAAGAGTGTATATGCTTCGGACATAGAATCTTCCGTAAAACAGATGCAGTGTTGCGATATCAGGCAGGAGTGCGTAGAATATGTGGGCAATATGTCGTTCACCAAGAGCGATATGGTCTACCTCCTGCGCCAGATAGAAGAACCTCGTTATTCTCAGATTCAGCGTAAGATATTTAACATACTCTTTGGCTACCCCAACACCTCGTTTTATGAGGTTCTCGAAGCGGGTGCAGAACCTATCGGACTGCTCGCAGAAGACGACGAGGGTGATGTTGAGCTATATGGAAAGAGATACACTCGATATAAATATTTCACGTAAATTGACAACAAATCACGCAAAAATTTACAAAAAATAGGCTAAAATCCGACCCAAACGGGATAAACGACCCCTTAAAATAGCCGTATTATGCGACAAATTTTAGGGGTGTCCCGTGCGGTTACAATAGGAGAGGGGTAAGAAAACTCGCTCCAAATTAATAAAAAGGAATGGTTTATATAGTTAAAATCTCGCAGGAGGAAGCTTTTAAGATTAGAAAGAAGTTTCCGGGAACTCATATAACGGTAACGAACCGCTACGCTCCCAGTCGAAAGAAAACATACTACTGCACCGAGGGCTTTAAGGTGATGCGCTACCTAAAGAAGCTTCGCCACGAACCGTGGAGGTGAGTCGCTGATGGAAGACTTCGCTAAGAAACAGAGCGGAGAGTCCTATGTTGACTACTTCGTTCGGCTCTTCGACAACAAGAAAATTTATGGTCTCACTTGCGACCAGATAGCCGAGTTGCTCAATACAGAAAGCGGTCAGACGCTCGGCGAGAGTGCTTATCGAAAAGAATTTGCCGCTTTCAATCGCGGTCGTAACTATGAACGTGAGATAGCTGAGCGCGGCGTGGCGACGAGGGTTCTGTCTATATCAGACCTGCACTTCCCGTTCGCAAAGCCTATAGAGACATTTTCAAAGTATGTCGGGCGTGTAGACATCCTACAGCTCAACGGAGATATATTTGATTGTCAGTCGATATCCAAATTCTCGAAGTCGTATCGCATACCGTGTATCGAGGAACTGGTTGAGGGTCGGCAGTACATTATAGACCTTATTGACTACATAAAACCGAAGAAGGTCATCGCAAACTACGGCAACCATGAGCTTCGCCTCGGAGCATATCTCGCCAACCACCTCGATTCAGACCTTCAGGAGCTTATGCCTGAGACGGCACTGGACTACATCTTCGTTGATGGTTTCTATCATTACGACCGTCGCAATCATATTAAGACGTGGTTTGAGCCGCTTCGTGAGACATTCGATGATATCGAAGTCGTTTATACTGGCGAGTGGTTTTCGCAGATAGGTCATGTAATGTTTGTTCACCCGAAGGCTTTTAGCAGTTCACCTATGAAGACGGCGGAGAAAGCTGTACTGTGGTTCCGCAATGAGGGGTATGATTTCAACTGCCTTGTAATGGCGCATACGCACAGACTCGGTTCGTATAAAATCGGAAACACCACTATGTATGAGCAGGGTGCGGCGTGTGAGACACAGAAAATGAGATATGGTGACGGCGCGTTGGTTAACTCTCAGCAGCAGGGTTGTATTTATGTGTGTCTCGATAAAGATGGTTATAACATTGAGTCGGCGACGAAGCTTGTCGCCTTTTGAGGAAAGAAAGGAAGATAATTTGAATCGCAAGGAACTTATAAGACTTGTGGCGAAAGATAACTCTCTCACCCTCGGTGATTCAGAGTTCTGCATTGATGCAGTGTGTAATGCTATCTCCAAGGTCGTTAACGACGGAGATAAGCTGTCAATATATGGTTTTGGTACATTTCAGAAGGTTAGGCGTAAGCCGAAGCCTTACCGACACCCGGTAACGGGAGAGATGTGTGTGCCGGAGCCGTCGGATGTTATTAAGTTCGTGCCGGGCGTAGCGTTCTTCCCGAGCACTGAACCCGACTACGCCGATCTGTAAAGGAGAGATATTATGCTGATTGCATTGATCTACAACTTTTTAAACGTCTTTGCTCTCACTGGCGGTATTGCTATTGTGGCAATTATCCAGATGCTTGCGAGCCTCGGCGTGATATAACGATACTTCTTTTTGCAAACTGTAATAATGGCGGTTATGCAGTTACTGATTACGCTCTACGAGGATGCGCCGCACCATAAGCGGTAGACGAGTCGTAGGGTTTACGAAGCCGTGAACTCGCGGCGGGAACTAAAAGACCCTGCGGATAGAAAGTCGCTCCACTGATGAGGAGTAGACAGTTTCCGCAGGGCACTTATAAAATCTTATATTAACCAAATTGCCGACATCGGCAAAATGGTGCGAAGCAAAGGAGTGTGCTAAATGAGTTATTCTCTCACTGAGATATCCACAAAAGACCTCGTGGAAGAACTTAAAAAGCGCGAGGGTGTGGAGGCGACAATAGTAGAGCCATATAGAGATGATGAAATTGTAGCGAATGGGCCTTCTGTTGTGCTTGTGGTTACTGATTAATTGATAAAAATTTAAAGGAAATGGAATGATTTAATTGTTTGACAACTATCCCGATGTGGTAACTGTTAAAGAAATGCAAACCATGTTGCGTATAGGCAGAAGCACCGCTTATAAGCTTATAGGCGATGGCGTTATACCGTCCGTTCGTATAGGTACAAGCTACTTAATTACTAAAAAGAGTATTGAAAATTTTCTTTCTGCCGGTAGTTGACATTTTGTGCTGTTGTGCTAAAATGACCGTACAACAGCAAGCGGACTACAGAAAGGAGATTATTTAATTGACAGGAAGCTTGCAAGCAAAACGCGGCAAATATTATGCCGTTCTGAATTTCGTAGACAACACTGGAAGGCGTAAGCAGAAGTGGGTTTACACAGGTTATGAAGTAAAGAATAATCTGCGTAAAGCTGAGGCGGCTATGCGGTCAATAATTAGCGAGTATGAAAGTGCTCAGCTGATTTATGAACCCAATATACTTATCTCGGACTACTTAGACCAGTGGCTCACGGAGACGAAACCCTTCATAGACACTGTAACGTGGGACGGTTATAAGGTTATAGTTGATTCTCATGTTCAGCCGTATTTTGAGGAACACAAGATAAAATTAGTGGATGCCAACCTTGACAATATACAGCAATATTTTGACTATAAGGCGACCCACGGCAGAAAAGATGGGAATGGCGGTCTATCACCTAAAACCCTTCGTCTGCACAAGAATGTTCTTCAGCTTGCCTTTAAGGAGGCTATGCGGCATAAGCTCATAAGGTCTAATCCCTGTGAACTCGTGCGTCTTCCAAAGCTCGAAAGACGTGAGTATGAGTGGTATAACGCCAGTGAAATTAACACTCTGCTTGAGACCATAAAGGACGAACCTTTGCATCCGCTCATCCAAACTACAGTCATGTATGGACTGCGGCGCAGTGAGGTTTTGGGTCTACAGTGGCAAAGCATTGATTTTGACACAAATACTATCCTTATACGCCACACGGTCTCTATGTCAACCAAGGTTGTCGAGAAAGACAAAACCAAAAACAAATCAAGTTATCGGTCGTTTCCGCTGTTTCCTGAAATTAGAGAGCTACTGCTTCAGCTCAAAGAAGAGGAACAGAAGAACAGAGAGTTCTTTGGAGACACCTATGTGGAGAATGATTATATCTTCAAATGGGCGAATGGCGCAATGTATGACCCGTCATATATATCGCACAAATTCGGAGACCTATTGAGAAAATATAATCTCCCGCATATAAGATTCCACGATCTAAGACATAGTTGTGCGAGCCTTCTTCTCACCAAAGGTTGTTCGCTCAAGGACGTCCAAGATTGGATGGGTCACGCCGATATAAAGATGACTTGTAATATATATGGACACCTTGATTTGTCGAGGAAAAAGATGACCTCTGAAATTATTCGCGAAACTTTAGCTCGGGCGTGTTAGACAAAATGTTAGACACATGGGAATTTCGAGCTATTTTAGAAAAGGGAAAAGCCCTGAACCCGTTGAGGCTCAAGGCTTCTGAGATGGCTCCCCCTGTTGGACTCGAACCAACGACCCTGCGGTTAACAGCCGCATGCTCTACCGACTGAGCTAAGGAGGAATGTTACTACCGCCCAGTATTAGTGGGCGGTAATTTG